ACCGTTGGTAAATTGGTAGCTGCTGCTGGCGCTTCCGTAACCGAATTCACCCGCTTCCAATTGGGCGAAGGTATCGAAAAGAAACAAGAAGACTTCGCTGCAGAAGTAATGGCTCAAATTAAATAATAAAAACCCGAAACTCCAGTCACAGAGCGGAGTTTCGGGTTTTCATTTTGCCCCGTGAGTTCAATTTGAGTTCAAAACCATTAAGAAAATTTTTGAAAAAATTTTTAGTTGAGTTCAACGTCGATGATGTCAATCGTTTCATCATCGGCGTTTTTGTTTGAGCTTTCGAGTAAATCGATTGCTTTTCGGTCCTCTGTTGGCAGCATGTGTGAATAATACTTGAGCGTAATGGAAGCGTCCTTATGACCAATCTGCTTGGCTACGACTGTTATGTCTTTGGATAGGTTGTAGAGGGTAGAGGCGTAGCTGTGACGGAGAATGTGCGGGGATATCCTTGGCAGTTCCAGCTTGGCAGCCTGCGTGTTGAGGAAGCCTCTAATCGTCTGCTCGTTCACGTCGAATATTCTATCCTTGGGACGAATTCCGTAAAGCTTACTGATGTAGTCTTGTAGCTGGAAGAACAGGAAGCGGGGGATTTCGACTTCACGGATTGACGTTTTGGTTTTGGGCGTGCTGACCTTGTCATTTTTGTACTTGAGTTTCATTATGCCCTTGGTAATGGTCAGCTTGTACGGCTTGATGTCAGAAGGCGTGAGTGCTCCTACTTCACCAATGCGCAAGCCTGCCCAGTAAAGGAGATTGAAATAGATTTGATATGTTGGATTGGTTATACTGTCATGAAACTTGTTGTACTGTTCAAGAGTCCAATACTTCGCGCGACGATCGTTGCTGAACGGCTTGACACTTTCCACCTTGTCGACTGGATTTTCCGGAAGCCCGTAATTACTCATAGCAAATTTAAAGAGCTGACTTAATACTATCTTTGCGCCGTTCAGTGTGCTGGAACTTAGGCGCTGCTTAACAGGCTTTCCGTCCTCGTAGTACCGGGAACCAGGCTTTAGTTCTTTTGGCTTAAAAACGCTAATCTTCTTCAGCCAGTTGTTTACGTCTTTAGGTTTGACGAGCGAAACATCGATTACCTTGGAAAAATAATCTCTGATGTAGTAGTCGATGTAGTTCATCTTGGTAACGTATGTTGACTCTTTGATTTGCCCAAGGACCACCTTAGTATGAACTTCCTCTAAAAATTCAGTTATGAGTTTATCCATAGATAGCTTTGTGACTCCGGCAAGCTCACGAAACTTGGCTTCCCATTTTTCTGCATCTTTTTTTCGTACGAAACCACGCTTGACTTTGTGCTTTGTCGTGCCGTCCCATGCCTTGTACCAGAACTGGCAGTACCACGTTCCTTTTGCTTCGTCTTTATAAATCGTCATATTAAAACCACCTTTCACATTAAAGAACTGGTGTTTGGCAGAAATAGTGAATATATTACCGCTGCGAAAAAGCAGCGGTTATTTTTTTATTTGCTGCAGAAGAGCAATGTGTTTGATTGAAATACTTGCATGAAAAGCACAACAGATATAAAATGTCGTTGAAATCGTTTTATAGAAGGGAGTAAACAAATGACAAGAATGTATCGAAACGGAATGCTTTGCGTTGATGCTGGTTTTCCTGTAGCTGAAATCATTGCAGTACTTAACAAATATGGAGTTACCATTAAAACCCTTCCAAAGGTTTTTGAATGCGTACAACAGGAAGTAGAAAAAAATACAGTAGTATATAGTCCGCTTGCCTTAATGGCAGCTAAAGCTGAAAATATAGGGGATTCTGTTTGGCGCAATAAACGTCAATTTGAATTGGAAAAAGTTGCTTCAGATGTGTGCCAATTAATGTCAGAGAATAAGGTGACAGTTGCAGAAACTATATTTGTTTTGAATGCAGTTGCTAACAAAATTGATGGACTCACAGAAGTTCAGTCAATTGACTAAGAATGTTTTGTAACGAGGTATTTAATGCTGTTTCTCCCATTGAATAAAGTAGGCTCTTTACTTTTTCCCAACAAGCGTTGTCTTTTGTTAAATCCAAAAACTTATATCCGTCTGATGTGATTGTGCTATAAGAAATTGAATCTCCGTTCAGATATCCAAGTTCAACCATTTTGCTAATATGGAAATATTTTTTCAAGTCTTCCGGATCGTCGCTCTCAGACAATTCCGCAAAGACGTATTCGAGGGTAGGGCTGTCGTTAGATTCAATTTCTTTTTGAATGGTCAATAATTCTTTTCGTAAATATTCATAGTCTATTTTCATGCTTCACCTCGCACCGCTCCGGCGGTGCTTTTTTTATTGTCACAGAAGTGTTTTAAATAATTTGGGGGATAATGCCTTATCAGGCTATCTAAAATATCAAACATCTTTCCATTGCATTTCGACTAAATTAAGACGATAGCACTTGTTAGAGTCTTTTGTTTTGCTACCACATAATTGGACAGTGATTTCTGTTCCGTCGGGATTGATTTCGGCTTCCAATATGTTAGCGGTGAACTGCCTGCTTAATAGCATGTTGCTATCGAATTGCCCAATGAAAACTCTTCCGTTGAGTTTATTGCTGTTCATCCAATCTTCTACAACAAAAGTTCCGTTGTCTGTAATTAAACCTCTTTCGATAGATGTGCCTCTTTTGAAGAAATGGTACTGCATTGTCTGAGCGTTGACGATACAAAACCCTCTTTTACGCCAAGCTATAGCGTATTTTTGATTAGGTGAGTAATGGGGGAAGGAAAGGGCTCTATCTATTCGATTTAAAAGTTTTTGGACTTCGGGTAACTCTTCAGAAATGATTTCTTTACCGTTAGAAAAAAATTTAAGTTCGACTTCAAGCATAAATTCACCAAAATTAAATATCGTTAAATTACATTTTTTACGCGGAAAAATGTGTGTGAAATCACATTTTTACATTGAATAATGTGTACGTACGTGTATCAAATCATCTTACGTCTAATCTCAACCACTACACCGAGTATTTTAATGGGCAGGCATAATGCTTCTTCCTTGGTATAGGTGTGAGGGGGATATGCTACAGGATTGTCTGCAACGAGCGTAACAGCACTGTCAGTGACGTGAACGCGCTTTACTGTAGCTTCGCAACCGTTTACAAGTACAATGGCAGCTTTGCCATTCTCAACAAAAGGCTGTTTTCGGATGATGAGAACGTCGCCTTCAACGATCGTGGGGGACATACTGTTACCTTGGGCGACGAGACCGAAGTATTCGCCCTGTGCAGCCATTGTTTCCGGGATTTCTTCGTAATCGAGGATTTCAGTAATTGCTTCTATTGGAACACCAGCAATCACACGCCCCAGCACGGGTATGCGTGCTCCGGACTTGATGTTTGTTGGCGTATCGAATCCTAATAAATAGGCTTGTGAAACATTGAAGAGTTCAGCCATTTTTTCTAATACGGCTTGGGACGGTCTATTGTTTTTTAGTTCATATTTCCCAATCATTGTACGGTCTACGCCTAAAATCTCGGCTAACTTTTGTTGATTGAGATTTTTTTCTATTCTTAGTTTTTTTAGTCTGTCTCCACGCATAATCAAATCCTCCTGCTATTAGTATATGTGAATTAAATTCTCTGGTAAAGGAGAATTTTTTTCTCAAATTAGGTTGACATAGAGAATAAAATTCTCTATAATAACAAGTGAGAATAATATTCTCTATAAAATCAAAGGAGGAAAACAGATGATTACTATTGCTGAAAAACGCAGGAATATGAATTTATCACAAGAACAGCTTGCCGTTCTTCTTGGCGTTGATAGAACAACTGTATCCAAATGGGAAATTGGTGAAGCAAAACCGAGAGTTGAAACTCTCGTAAAACTTGCTAAAATTTTTTGCTGTACTGTAGATGAGCTTGTGCGTAGCAAATGATTTGAGAATATTTTTCTCGAAAAGTGAGATTGGTGACAGCTGAAATTATTAAAAATGTGAATGAAACATAACAAACAGGTTAGTTTGTTGTATTTCTGAGCAGTCAAGTTTAAGGGTTATCAATGACAAGTACATCAATGTAACGATTTGAAAGCTTGTGGCTATCGTTCTGCATAGAATTGCGGTTCTTGCAGAAATTGCTACACTTCCGTGCAGAGCAATGGCCACTCTGAAGATTAGTGGCAGGAAGGAGGTGTAGCAATGAAAAGGTTTGATATTCGTGAATTACTGCACGATGAGCGCTTCGGTGAAACAGTCGACTTCGTTGTCGAGGGAATACTGGACGTTAAGTGTACTTTGGATATCACTTACGAACGGTTCCTTGACCAGCTAACATTCGAAATCGATTATGCCGAAGACAAGGTTTGCAATCCGGAAGAATTCGACCTGACTGCAGACGATGTTGCAGAACTTGAAAAGGTTCTCAGACAGATGAGAAGGCTGTTGCGTGAACTCGAAAGGAGAGATTGAGATGGGTAAATACAATCAGCTTTGTGTATGGCCAGCGTGCTACTTGGGTGAATACACACCTGAGATGTTCGTTGAGTTTATGTCGGAAAAGTTCGGCGTAAGAATTAAGTTCGCCGAGGAAGTAACGACTACCGGTGGCAGAATTGATTTGTTGTTCTATGTTAACGATGATGATATTTGCAATTTCGCTGTTAAGAGATTAGCTTACGGCATTCGCTGGTGGGAAGATGTTCTGGACAACGGCCAAGGTGCTGAATATCTGGAAGCTACATTGAAAAAATACCCGTACACATGGGAAAAGCCGATTGAGGAGAGTGACAATGATGATGACTATTAAAAAGCTGATGGGTTGCGCACTGCTTATCGCAGTAGCGACGATTTGTAGCGGTTATTCCGGTAAGCTGGTTGCAGCTTACGACTTTATGTTCCCTGAATATGAAACCCGTACCATTCAACACATCGTTGAACGTGGCGACACCTACTGGTCCATTGCTGAAACATATTACCCGATGGAGCAGAAAGAGTGCTTCCAGCAGTTCAGGTGGCAACTTCGCGAAAGCAACAAGCAGCTCCATTCGAGTAAACGTTTCCTCCAGCCGGGAGATGTTGTGTTGGTTGAGTACAACACTATTCGCCAAAAATAAGAATTGAGTTTGAACTCAGAGAACTCAACCTTATGTGTCCATAATACAGTCAGAAAGGAGTGCCAAAATGGCTAAAGAGAGTCAAAACGTTTATCTCATTGCCCGTAATTATGCCAAAATGAGCAGAATTACCGTTGCAATGGAATTGAACACAAGTGAGAGCTCAATAAGGGCTTACGAGGAAGATGTCAGGCCTGTTCCTGACGACATAGCGTTGGCGATGTCCCGCTTGTACCGTACGCCGTGGCTTCGTGTTCAACATCTTCAGAAGTCTTGTGTGTTCAGAGACTTATTTAATTTGCAGGGGGTTCAGGTAGACAACCAAGCTGCCAATGTTCTGGTCATGCAAAAGGAAGTTACCGACGTTGTCAGAGCGTTTCCGGCAATAATAGAAAACACCCTCGCCAACGTCAACCTTGACAAGCGACTGTTGCGAGAGTGTATGGAAGCAGCTAACTCACTGCTGGTAATTATCGGTTTGCAGAAAAACGAAAGAACCGCCTGTGCGGGAACACAGACGGCTCGAAAAGTGGGTTGAATGAGCAAACAACCACTTAAATTATAACGCTTAAAAGGGGGGAATGCAAGTGAGCGATACAACACTCGAAAGGCAATATTATACTTGCGAAGACATAGTAAAGCTATGTTTTGTTTCTAAATCCCAAGCCTACAAAATCATTCAAGAGTTGAATAAAAGCTTCGTCGCGGCTGGCTACATCGTTCCTCGCCAAGGCATTGTAAATAAAAAGTGGGCTAACGAAAAACTTAACATCGGAGGTACCGGCGCATGAGCAGACTTGTTTGTTATTGGTGCGGTCGCGAGTGGATTGTTCCCTCGTTCGGCTTCATCGAACGTGACGAAGATTTCTATTTTTGCCCGGACTGCCTGCGTGAACTAAAACAAGCGGGGTACAACGAAGATGGCAAACAACATGGAAAACATCAGAAAAGAAGTGGATGTTCAGCTGGAAAATGTCGAGAAGATTAACAAGCGACTCGACGAGCTTCTCAACGAACTGCTTGGTATTCAAGCCATGGCTGACAACATCTGCGTAGAACTGGAAACATTCAAGAAAGGAGCCTGAGTATGAATAATAACTTGGCTGAAGCATATATTGACTATATTGAACCGGAAGAAGCGACTGAACGTGAAGCGTTCAAAGTCGACAGCATTCAGAGTGCCGAATGGTGCTTGAAAAAAATCGCATGGCACCAAAAGAAGAAAGCTCAAGCGTTGGAGTTCTTCCAAAACGAGCTTGCAAAACTTGAAGCGTATCTTGAACAGGTTAACGCTGACCACGATAGCTCCATTGCTTACTTTACTGGATTACTGAAACCTTACGCTGCACAAGAGCTTGACGGCACCAGCAAAAAGACTGTGAAGCTTCCGAGCGGTAACCTCTCGTTCAAAAAACTGCCTCCCGTAATCGTAAAGAACGATGAAGAACTGGTAGAGTTCCTGCGTCCACGCTTCCCTGAATACGTCAAGGTAAAGGAAGAGCCTGACTGGAAAAATTTCAAAAAGACCTGCATCTTTGATGGTGGTAGGGTGATTATTCCTGAAACTGGCGAAATCGTGCCTGTGACCTACGAGGAAAAGGAAGACAGCTTTACTGTTAAGGTGAACGCTGATGTGTAACGACAGGTTTTGGAAGATCGAGAACCAAAAACTTACCCCGCCTGAACCCGTAATGACCTCTGTCGTTTGCGAGCAGTGCGGGGACTATGTTCCACAGGGGGTAAGGGTCTACGAAAGTTGTATGGGCAATTTCTGCGAGGATTGCCTCAAGGAAATGAGTGCCCTGGACTTCATTAACGACATTCTCAGAGAGAAGTTATACGTTGCCGAACGTGAGTGATTTAGGAGATGACGATATGTTTACAAGAGCAGAAAGGAAACGCACTTTCTTGAAAATTGCATTGTGCGGCGTAAGCGGTAGCGGCAAAACCTATTCCGCTTTGCAGCTTGCGAAAGGTCTTGGCAAGAAAATTGCCATGATTGATACGGAAAATGGCAGTGGTGAGATGTACTCCCACCTTTGCGACTATGATGTGGCACAGCTTGAGCCACCGTTCAGCGTTCAACGCCATATTGATTTAATTAAGATGGCTGAGAAAGCTGGCTATGATGTTCTCATCATCGACAGTCTTTCCCAAGCCTGGAACGGCGAGGGCGGTATCCTCGAAATGGTAGACAAGTTGGCGGCCACCAGCAGAAACAAAAATAGCTTTAATGCGTGGAAGGATGTAACGCCTGAACAAAACAAGCTCATCAACACAATCCTGCAATGCAAAATGCACGTAATCGCCACGATGCGTAGTAAGACTGCTTATGACCTGCAGGACCAAAACGGCAAAAAAGTACCGGTGAAAATCGGACTTGCGCCGGTACAGCGTGACGGCGTTGAGTATGAGTTTACGATCGTGTTCGACCTCAGCGTTGATAAAAACTTTGCCTGTGCGTCCAAAGACCGCACGGGTTTGTTTAATGGCTGGATTGATGTAATCACGCCGAACGTTGGCGAGATGATACTCGACTGGGCAATCAGCGGTGCTGAGGTTACCCAAGATGCTTACGTCAAGATTAGTAACGAAACCACTCTTGCTCGTGGCAATAACGGCTTTGTTGACATCAGAACACTTGACAACAAAGCGCTCGAATTCCTTTTGAAAAATGTTAACTACCAACTTGCTCATCCAGCTATTGAAGAGCTTTTGAAAGAAAGGCTCATTAGCCAAAAGCCAGCTGATGTAGACCTCGACGAAGTTCTTGGGAGCATTGAATAGTCGAAAATGGACTACATTGCCCAACTGAATGGTTTTTGGCAATGGCGGCGACAGAATAAGCTTTCTAATTCAGCGTCTATGATGTATATGGCTCTGCTTCATTTTGCGGAGCAGAGCCATACTGAAAATATTGCCGTTCAAAACAGCGAACTGCAATTGCTGACGGGAATAGGAAAGAATGGAATATATGATTGCCGTAAGGAACTGGAAGAAGCAGGGTTAATTACTTTTTTAAAGGGGAACGGTGCGAGAACTCCAGTCTATTGCATTAAAGAAGTACCGGTATCTATTCCCGATTTAGGGAATAGGTCTGAACTTCCTATTCCCGATTTAGGGAATAGCCCAGAAGCACCTATTCCCGATTTAGGGAATAGCCCAGAAGCACCTATTTCCGATTTAGGGAATAGCTCGGACACACCTATTCACTTTTTAGGGAATAGGTCGGGGGAAAATGGGGTATCTATTCCCGATTTAGGGAATAGGTCTGAACTTCCTACTAATATGTATATTAATAATAATAATAATATATATATAAATAATAATACTAATACTAATAATACTAAGTTACTACAAGTATATACTAAGCAAACCGAAGATGAAGAAAAGGTTAACCAAAAGAAATGCCTTGATTTTTTCGAATGCAATATTAGGCCTATTGGAAGTGCTTTCGAAGGTGAGAATCTCATAGAGCTGATTAAGGAATTCGGTAATGAGGCTTTCAAGGGAGCCGTACTCTTAGCCAAAAAGAATTCGGTCAACAATGGCAGCACATGGAAGTGGATGCAGACTGTACTGGCTAACGGTGACTGGAAGTATGGATATGAAGAACGAAGCAAGAAGAAGCGACGAGCTCGAATTCCTTCGCTTGATATTGTAGGTTTGCTTGAAAGTGGGTGATCGTGAATGGAAAAGGAATGGATTACCAAAGAAGATGTCCGAGCCGGCATAGTTCAGCTGATGAAAGCTGGAAAGAAGCTGCCGTTCTATCGAAAGATAGAGGACATTCGCTATAACAGTGAAGAACGGCCTGAAGAGGTCGCAAGACTTTGCAAGGAAGAGGCATTAAAGCAGTTAGCTGAACTTACGGAACAGTGGTACAGCATTGTCGTTCCTGACGAAGAGTACCGAAAGACTACCAAGGTCATGACAAAGGAGCGTTGGCAGCTTGCCATCAAGGAAACTCTCAAGGTGGAAGATTACTACCGCACTTTGGACTTCTCGCTTGTTGCTCAAGGCATTGACAATGCAGACGAGATTCTCAAGGAAAAGGCTATTGAGGAAGCACGGGAACGCCAGGGCGAATGGCGCAGAAGTTTTGCTGACGCTTTCACCGATGAGGACAAGTACAGGAACGTCATTCTTGGCAAATGGACCGCGCTCCGTATCAAGTATTGTGGCGGGATATTCCATTACCCGTATTATTGCGCCGACGTTCTTCCGGAAGCTGAGCTTGATGCCAACCGTAAAATGCTTCTTGCGGAAGGTCGCAAGATGTTCCCTGGCATTGACGAGGAAGTCCTGAAACGTAACTTGATACTTGTCGGAATGCAGCACGTTAACCGAGAACACTGCCAAAAACATTGCAACGGGAAAAACTGCTACATGAAAGGGTATCCGTTAGTACTAAATTTTGACGGAGAGCGCTTTTTCGTGGAACACACAGAGGAACCCTGTCAAAAACGCTTGCGACAGATTGTACAGGCAAATGCGTGAGCGAGAGGGGTATGTATAAATGCTTGTGCCAGATAAGAAAACAGTCGAAAAACTACGAAATGAGTTCCCAAAGGGGACAAGAGTTAAGCTGTTATGCATGGATGACGTTCAAGCTCCACCCGTCGGAACGCAGGGTACTGTGCTTGGCGTTGATGATATTGGCAGTTTGTTAGTTCGATGGGATAACGGAAGTGGATTACATGTTTTGTTCGGCGTGGACTTAGTAAGCAAAGTTGAAAAATAAGGAGATTGACATGAATAAAATCGTATTGCTCGGACGTTTGGTCCGTGACCCGGAAGTAAGATATACACAAAGCGGCAAGGTGGTTGCCACATTCACCTTGGCGGTTGACAGGCCTTTTGCCGGTGAGGACGGCAAGCGTGAAGCAGACTTTATTGGCTGCGTGATATGGGGCAAACCTGCAGAACTGCTCGGTAACAGCGTTGGCAAGGGTCAGCGCTTGTTGGTTGACGGTCGCATTCAAAACCGTAGTTACGAAGCCAAAGACGGAAGCAAGCGTTATGTGACCGAAGTAATCTGCAACGGCTTTGAATACATCGAGAAAAAAGGCGAGAACGGTAGCACCGGCTCTGGTGACGGTAAGGCTGCTCCTGCGGATGAGAAAGCAGACTTCGCTGGTGAATTTGGTTCTCCAGTTCCCTTTGAAGAAGAAATTCCGTTTTAGTTTTTAGGAGGCGCTATGAAAGAGAAGGCTATTGAGAAACTAAAGTCAGAAGCAAATCTGAGTGGTGGCATAGCCAAGCTTCGTGATTTGCTGGTCGAGGCGTTGGGAAAGGGTGATGAACAGCTTGCCAACGCTGTCATGGACGAAAAGAAGAATATGACTACCTGCTTCAAGCACATTACCAATTGGGCACGTTCCAAGGCAGTAGCTGGCTGTGCAATGATTGACTCGGACAGTGTGTTGGGCGAGGCAATTCACTATTTCCTTGACGTGAAGGAAGAGGAAAAGAAACCTGAACCCAAGCCTGTACCCAAGAAAACGGAAACAGCAACAGCTCCTGCAAAAGCTGTTGAAAGCAAGAAAACTGTTGAGAAGGAACCCGAAAAGGTTTCGGAAATCAAAAGCAGGGTTGCCAAGCCGAAGGTTAAGAGCGAGCCGAAGCTTGAAGTGGAAGTTTTCGATTTGTTCGCTTAGACGAGTAAAAGTGGAGATGAGCAAATGGCACTGATTAGTAAGAGAAATCTGCTGGCAATGAGCGTGTCCGCTGAGGACGACGTTGTGGTTTCGGGAAAAACCTCAAAAGCGCTCATTCACAGCCAGCAGTTAGACGATAACACTTTAGCGGTGTATTTCTATACCCGGTACAACAAAAAATACAGGCTTCTGTATAGCGTATTCGTTGAACTGTTTGATGGAAAAATCATTGACGAGTCCGAATTCACGACACGTGACTATTCAGAAGCCAAGTGGCGGACTGGCAAGATAGATACGTACATTTGGAAAACGATGGGCCGTAATTCTTGGGAGTTTGGACTCACGGATAGTGAAAAGGACAAGCTCATATTACCGATGTTCGAGGATAGCTTGGAAGCTTTATCCAAGGTTTGCGAGGAGTCTTTGGCGACTGCTTGGGAAGCGTGGCTTGAACTTAACAATAAACAAGAAAATATCCAAAAAAATAGGCTGAACGTCGGTTACAAGAAAGATATTGAGCGTTTCAATGCGGTTAACAGCAAAGTACCTGAACTTCCTGCAGAAGTAACGAAGTGGGTGCGAACCTACCTTATGGACGGATACTGCATTTATGATTACAAGACCCGCAAAGGGCAATGTACTTCCTGCCTCAATACCGTAAACGTGCCGAAAGGCGTCAAACGCAATGATGAGTTTAAGTGCCCGAACTGCCATCGTCGGACAACGGCGTTACCATGTCGGAAATATGCTATCAACGATAGTAGAAGTTTCACCGTGGCACAGGCTACTTCCACGGGTATGGTGTTACGAAAGTATTGGGTTCATAGGGACTGGGCATCAATCCTTGATAAATTGAACAAGCCAAAGGAATTGTTTGTTAACGAAGTTGCAAGATGTTTCATAGACAATGACGGTAGCCATGAGTTCTACGTATACGGAACTTACAAGCTGTCAGGACAGTCTGTGTGGTATAAAAATGATGCTGATTTCGGATACCGAATGGAAACAAGTGCTTTCTACCTCGACAGCTACAAGTTTCTTGAGGGTACGAAGTTCTATTGGCTCGTAATGCAAGGCAAGCACAGAACGGGTGCTTGGATTGATTTTATCGCCTATACTCCGTATCCGTACTTTATCGCCGGTGCGAAATATCCCGTGATTGAAACTCTCGCCAAAAACGGCAAGTTCGGACTTTTGAAGGTTATTGTCGGTTATCCTAAGGATTTCGTAGTGAAGAATGTTTCCTGCGACTATCGAGCGCTTGGTATTCCTAAAGCGTTTAGGGAAGAGATAATCTGCGATGCATTCAGTGAAATGTATGGGAGCAAGCTAAAGACCATCCGTAAACTGTACGAGAAATTCGGACATCTCAATTCAGACACAATCAAATTTATCAAGAATTTTGACTGTGATTTTGAAACTGCGTGCGCTTTGCTTGGGCCTACCGGCAACTGTCTGAAGGGCGTTAAATATATAAACGGATTATTTTACACGGAAGGCTACCATGCGTTCCGTGATTACAAAGACTACCTTGATATGTGCAGGCAGCTCAACATAAAACTCACGAAGCAAGTCTTATACCCGCAGAACTTCAGGGCGGCGCACGATGAAGCTGCAAGTATCCTTAACGAGAAGAAGGATGCGGCGGAAAACGCTCAGTTCATAGTCGCCCGCGATAATTTGGCCAAAGTGTTCAAGAGTTACGCTGACGATAACTACTTGGTAAGACTGCCGAAAAGCGCGAACGAGGTTAAGCAGGAAGGATTAAGGCTACATCATTGTGTTGGTAGTTACGTTCCAAGGGTAATCGAAGGCAGTTCCGTTATCCTTTTTGTGAGGGATAAGAATAAAAGCGACGTTCCATTCTACACGCTAGAATTGAGTCCTAAAGATTTTCACGTCGTGCAGTGCAGGACCAAGCACAATGCGTCGGCACCTGCAGAAGTGATGGAATTCGTAAATAAATATGTCGGCACGTTGGTTGCTGACGCTAATAAACATAAAAAGTCTGCTTAGACGGGAAAGGATTTTTAGTTGGACAAAACCTTGAGAGGCAAACAAAACAAGGCGGCTGGCCAAATGTTTGAGAACATCATATCCGGCTCGTGCGACTGGTACGAGCGTGAGATGTTGGCCAAAATTGAAAAACAGGAAGAGGCGCTCGCGCCGATCCGAGCAATGGGAGCTGGAAGGTTCCTCGCATGTTACAAGGAACGTTCTGGCGTTGACTACAAGGGCACGCTCAAAGGTGGTCGTGCGGTGGTCTTCGAAGCCAAGCATACCGATACTGAGGTCATGGAACGCAAGCGTGTAAAGGACTGGCAGCTTAAATACCTGCAAGCACATCACGAGCTTGGCGCAGTTGCGTTCGTGCTTGTTTCGTTCGGCCTCGAAAGGTTTTACCGGATACCTTTCCCCGTGTGGCTTGATATGAAGACGCACATAGGGAAGATGTCGTTCAGGGAGAAAGACGTTGAGCGGTTCCGTATTAGAGCGGTAGCAGGAAGAATTTTATTTTTAGAGGGATTACAAGATGGCTGAATTTGAAGTCTACGGTTTCAAGAAACGGAAAACTAAAAAAGGTTACGAACGCATTCAATGTATTTCGTGCGGCGAAAACTATGGCGTATTCTGGATTTATAAGTATTTTACGAAAAATGGTGCTGTTAGAATTGTCGGCCGTTGCATGGGCTGTGGCCGATACATCAGCATTACCGAGAAGTAGTAAGTAGGTGATTGGATGAGCAAAAAACTAGATAGACAGTTTCAGACGTGGACACCTTCCGAAATTGATTTTTTGAAACAGGCGTGGGGTATGAAGTCCACTGACGCAATTGCAAGAAAGCTTAATCGTTCCATAGGCGCAGTAAAGGTTAAGGTAAACAGGCTTGGTCTTGGTCCGTGGATAGAAAGCAGCGATAAGATTACTGTTTCTGAACTCTTCAAGGTTCTGAAGCCGAATGTCACCACTGGTGGATATTCAGATTTTAAGAGACAGCTTAAACTTCATAAAGCGCCAATACAAAAGGTCAAGGTAGAGAATCAAAAGATACTGATGATTAAGATTGATGATTTTTGGAAATGGGCTGAAAAGCATAAGCACATCGTAGATTTTTCCTATCTTGAGAAGAACATCTTGGGCATTGAGCCGAAATGGGTAGACGAGAAGCGCAAAAATGATTTCAAGCAAAGGTTCAGACGTAGGAACTGGTCAAGCATTGATGAGCAGAGACTCGTGTATATGGTTCAAAAAGGATATAGCCTTCTTGACATCAGCAAGGAGCTTAACAGAACGTGTGTTGCCCTGCGAAAACGGATTGAACTGTTAGGACTCAAAAATCCGGACAGATATCAAAGTGATGGCAGAAGATACACCGCAGAAGAAAACGAAAAAATTATTGAGCTTTATAACGCTGGTTATTCAATCGACAGTATTGCCAAAGCTATCAATAGGTTACCTGGTCCCTTACAAAATCATATTTCGCACCTAAGAACCAAAGGGTATGGATTTAATTTGTCCGGGCTTCAAAGGTCAGAAAGGAATAAATGCGTATGAGTTTCATGGTAACTAACGGAAGAGAGCTTTGGGGAAAGCCTGATACGACGGTAGACTACTGCGTCAACGGGAAATGTAGTGGCTGTGGCCAATGCTGCAGTAACTATCTTCCTTTAAGCGATAAGGAAATCAAGGCAATAAAGCTTTACATCAAACGTAATAATATCCAACCTGCAAAACACTTGCTGGCACCGGTGCGTGAGAAGCCCGTTGATATGATTTGTCCATTCCGAGACGAAGAGAAGCGTGTCTGCACGATTTACGAAGTCAGACCGCTAATCTGCAGAATTTTTCAGTGCAATCGAACTCCGCTTGATGTTTGCGGTGAAGCCTTAAAACACCCGCATCAAAAGAGAATGGGAGTCAATGTAAGAGCTACGTTCTTCGGTGATTTTGATGAACAGATAGAATATAGTACTCGAATTATGGAAATGAGAGCCAATCGTGGCGGTGCCAAGTTAGTAGAACAACTTAAAAGGGAGGTCTTGAGATGACTGGATTTTTTGAAGGTACTGAAATAGTGTTGAGTGTTATTTGGCGTATGTTCAGCTTGTGGTGCATGTACTGTATGTTTCAAGCAGCAAGGAAGCGTATTCTGATTGATGTTATTGCGTTCGGTCTTGCCTGCATCTGCGCCGTGCTTTGGTCAATGTGATGACAGGAGCGTTAAAATGGGTGTTTTAAGACTTTGTAGATTTTGTAAGGGAATTCCACGAGTCAACGTTGCACAAAAGGATATTGTAAGCGGGGAATACGTTTCCGACTGCTATGTTGAGTGCATGGCTTGTAAGGCTCGCACAAGGAGCTTTAAAAATATTCAAGAAGCTGTAGACTGCTGGAATTCTGCTAATGAAGGTGTGGATAATGGTACTCGTGACGAAAGAAGACAAAAATAACGATTTATATAAATTGAATGATGTGCTGTTCGCTGAGCTGGACCGCCTGAGCAATCTTGAGCTCAAGGGTGAGGAACTTGAGAATGAAATCAAGCGGGCGGACGCCATCGTGGATATATCTAAGCAGCTGATTGACAATGCAGAGCTGGTGTTGAGAGCACAGATTGCCAAGTCACAGAAAATGTCATACAACCAAACAATGCCCAAAATGCTAGGTGGTTAAAGTGCCTGCGAAGTTATTTTCTGATGAGCAAATAGCATATCTGAGAGAAATAACTCCTGGTCGTTATAACAAGCCCATTACAGAGCTGCTGAACGAAAAGTTCGGCACGAGCTATACGGAAGATCAGGTTAAGAATTGTCGTAACAGGTATGGTATCAGAAGCGGAAAACTTCTGGAACGTCCAGCTCCGCCCAATAAGATTACGACAAAGGAACAGAACGAATGGCTGAGGGCTAATGCAGTTGGCAAGACTGCCGAAGAGATAAGACTGATGATAAAGCAGGAGTTTGGCATTGAGCTTACTCCTGCTCAAGTAAAAGGTTTGCGAGGTCGTCACGGCATTAACAATGGCATTGACTGCAGGTTTAAGAAAGGACAAGTAGCGCCAAACAAGGGCGTTAAGATGAGCCCGGAACTGTATGCCAAGTGTGCGCCTACCATGTTCAAAAAAGGGCACGTACCACGTAACCATAGACCTGTTGGTAGTGAGCGTGTCAGTTGTGATGGATATATCGAAATCAAAGTTGCTGAGCCAAACATTTGGGAGTTGAAGCACAGAGTTGTGTGAGAAGCAGCTAATGGTCCTATTCCTGATGATAGCGTGATTATCTTTGCTGATGGTGACAAGCAAAACCTTGAACTGGGCAATCTGCTTCTCGTAGATAGAGGCGTACACGGTGTTATGAACCATTATGGTATGAGGAGTGACTTGCCTGATATCACGAAGGTAAACGTAAAACTTGCAAAACTTAAGCTCAAGAAATATGAGCGGTTGAAGGAGTTAAAAAATGAGCAAAAATAAAAATGTAAAACCGAAACCGGTGCCTGCTCCCTGGACTGCGAAGTTTAGGGAAATGGCAGACAGAATTAACGATGCGAAACGTGCCGCTAATGTTCAAAGGAAGTTGCACGTTCCTAAAATACCGCAAGCTACCTTGTTTGTGGACGGAAAGAAAATCATTTTGAATGCGTAGGAGGATATGTATGCAAGTAAAAATTAAATTATTACATGATGGCATTATGCCGACCAAAAAAACTGCTGGCGCAGCAGCTTATGACTGCTACGCAAGAGAAGATGTAATCGTTAAAGAAGAACCTGTTTTGATTGGTTTAGGTTTTGCTTTGGAGCTTCCCGATGGTTACCACGCTGAAATCGTACCAAGAAGTTCTATTGGCTTAAACACCAACCTTCGCCAACCGAATTGTGTAGGCGTTATTGATAGCGATTATCGTGGCGAAGTTAAAGCGATGTATGAATGCAAAGTACACACGTGTAGCAGAGGAATGCTCGACAGGTTTGGTGGGTGCGAGGGAATCCAAACTTATTTAGGTGTTGGTAATGGTGAAAAGATTAAAAAGGGCGAACGTATCGCCCAAATGCTTATCAAGAAGAACGAAGATGTTACCTTAGTAGAGGTTGACGAACTTTCCGAAACTGATAGGGGTGATAATGGCTTTGGTAGTACCGGGAAATGAGGAGCTGTTATGACCCCTAAACGCAGAAAGTACCTTGAACATATTTCTTGGGCTGAAAGAATTGGCAGACATTGTTTGGATTTGTGCAAAGAAAAAATCAAAAGAGAAAAGAGCTATCTGAACGAGCACAAAGTAAAGTCGCTCGGTGAAGGCTTTGACGTTGCTAAATGCAAGAAAACCATCAAAAATTGTAAGAAAACGCTTGCGATAATCAAGCGTAGTTTAAAACCTGAATTTACCTCGAATGAAAAGTGAGTGAAGTGGAATGAATAGAGCAGAACGTAGACGATTATTAAAGCAGGGTCAAGTCGACCCTGCTGAACTTGAATTGCTGGTAGATAAAATTCGTGAAGAAGAACGGCTCAAAGCTGCAGAAAAAGCGTTTTTCTATATGCTTGCTATACCTACAATGGTAATCCACGACAAGTTCTCCCAGTTAATCAAAGTCAAGGTTGAGGACAAGACAAGGGAAGAGCGCTTCGTGTCGCTGTGTCTTGAGCTTTTTGACCATGTCTACAGAGAAAACGTTTCGATTGATGACCTGCACAAGTGCCTTAAAGAAGAGGCAGGCATAGAGCTGCAAGGTTTCGTTAGATAGGTGGTGGATTGAATGGTAAATGAAATGATTGCTGATATTGCAAAAAGACTGGATTTAGAAATCGGTGAAGAATTTCATCTTAGGAATGTAAGAACGGGAGAATTGCTTACAGATTTTAGGCTGGACCGAAGTCCAAAAGATTTCGTTCCGAGCAGGTTTAAGTTCACTGATAACCTTTTGGTTCGTGTGAGTGAAGGCGGGGAAATGGTGTACAGTGACTTCATAAGCGACATCGTTATCGGTACCTTACAAATAGTCAAAGTGCATTGGAAGCCTGCAATGGGCGAGAAGTATTGGACATATAACAGCGTTTGGGAGCCTGACAGTATGTATTATTGGTCAGGAGCAGCCTGGGAAAGTATGGCCTTAAAGTGCGGTTGCGTGTTCAAAACCAAGGAAGAAGCCGTGGCGGCAAGGTCAAGAATGTACCGTGAAGTCACTGGCAAGGAGTGGAAAGGACAATGAGTAATCGATTACATCGGAAGAATTGGCTCAAAAAGTTTAAACGACAAGAACTGCGCTACGTTTGGAGTAAGATTGACAAGCCGTATTTCTTTGTTGGTTCTGAGCTGGATTACGAAGGACTTCCCAATATCATGAAAATTATGAAGCGGTATTTACCGTGGTAAGGAGATAAGATGGCAGAAAAAGTGACAGCAGATGATATTCGCGAAGCTTTAACCGCTTCTTATTGTGAACCCGAATGGTATTTAGGGTTCGAGGTAGGCAATAGCACTGGTGCTAACTGTCGACGACACGCTGATGCTGTTGCTATAAATGCTTATCCGTCAAGAGGCTATGAAGTTAGAGGCTTTGAAATCAAGGTCAGCCGTTCTGACTTACAGCAAGAATTGGATAATGGTATTAAGGCAGAAATGGTTGCACAGCATTGTAATTACTGGTATTTGGTAGTACCCAAAGGATTAACAGAAAACATGATGATTCCTGCACCTTGGGGTATCCTCGAATACAGCGATGGTAAACTACGGCAGAAAAAGAAGCCGACGTACAGGGAAACTGCTCCTGATATGGGTTTTTTAATGGCTTTCTTGCGTGGATGGACTCGCCAAAAGACTGGGATACTCAACAAGGAACGTATGGCTCTTAAAGAGCAAGAACGCAAGCTCATTTCCAATGAAGTTCGCTGGGAATTGAAAACCTACGAAGAACTCAAAGCAAAGGTGATAAAGTTTAGAGATGATACTGGAATTGATTTGAGGCACGGGGTATCGAACAGGGAAAGGAAAGCCTTCAAGATTGGTTGGAGGCTTGTAAGTTCTGATTTGTCCGAGAGGGACTTTGACTATCATCTTAAAGAAATAACAAGAATGTGCGAAACAATAAAAAAGGTCTGTGCTGAAATTAAGGAATTGTCTGGACTTGAAGGTACCGACGATATAAGGAGGGTATAGCGTGGCTAAACAATATTGTCGATATTGTGCTTTCTGTATAGATGGAGACGCTTTGTATTGCACTAACTTTGACAAGATTTTAACGGAAGCGCAAATAAAACGTCCTAATAAATGCAAAGATTTTGCATTGTCGGAGTTAGGGGACATAGAAACGGGAAAACAATATCAACCGAGAGTATCCAAAGAAAAACCTAAACCACTCGATTGTGAGCCGTTATTTTGAAGGGGGCGTTAAAATGCTTGAAATAGAAAGACTTGACGCAATGCTTCGTGAAGCTGGCATACCTTTTGAACGAGCTGATGCTTTAAGTTCCAAAGCCTTTTCAATACGTAGAATTCAGTATCCGCAGCGTTAGAAGTACGTTTTCAGTGCAATTCAAGGGTATGGCACTTATGGCCACAAGGAGAATTTGTTGGAGCTTTGCAGTCGAGAAAAGTCTCCGTTTGAAGACCCAGAAGGTTATCTTACCGCTGATGAAGTGTTCAATCGCATTAAGGCGCATTGGGAAAAGATTGAGACTGGTAGTAAGGAGAATGTGAGAGTATGACTTTTGTAACAATAAAAGGTTTTCTGCCGCAAGGGTGTAAAAACTGCCCTCTGCTTGCAACCAGTCCCGATGGACTTGTTTGTAGAGCACCCGAATTTGGTTATGATTATCCGGTTAAAATTGATGCGTATTACTTGGACGACAGAGATGAGAGTTGCCCGTTAAATCAATATATGGATGGCATGAAGCCAAAGGAGTGAGAGTAATGAGCAAAATAGTAGTTGATAAGTTACCTGAATTTTGCAGTGAATGCCCGTTATATGCTTATTTTTACCCTATGTATCACCCTGAACGTGATACTTTTCGTCAGTGTCCGTTGAAGGAAGAACATCCTAATTGCCTCGATAGATTTGTTGAATTATTAAATGTACCTGTACCTAAGGAGTTATTCAATGCCAAGAGAAAAGAAACCGACAGCCGTTGAGCTGCTGAATAGGAATAAAGGTAGGGTCTGTGGAGAATGCAAGTTTTTCGCTGACGAAAGCACCGACGGCACAGGCTTATGCGTGGTACGCAAGACAACGCTCGTGAAGTTTTGCGGTGATAAAGCTTGTGCCTGGTTTAAAGAAAGGGTGATGGTATGAACTTGGTAGAAACCTATGTTACCAACATCACAAAAGTAGAAGTTGGCTTGCCTTACAACTGTGTACGCATTACTGCTGACTTTGACTGCTACGGTTGTGAAGAAATACAGGCTACAAAGGTGATTGATATGGACCAATATCAACAGATTATAGCTTGGGGCTATTATTTGAGTTAGGAGTGAACGATTGATGATTAAGGTAATTGTACTTGTTTTGTTGGCGTTAGTTTTAAATGGTTGTGGTCAAGAGTTATCCGAGGAACAAATCGAAGAACGTAATGCCAAAAGTAGATCATCTGTAAGTAGTGAATCATCCAGAGGTATTAAATCAAGCGGTAGTGTGATAGCAAAACGACTTGGCGGTAAAGCGAACATAGAATTGCCACCTAATCAAAAGCTGGTGTCCGTAACTTGGAAAGGCAAGAACGATTCTATGTGGATTTTATATCGTCCGTTTAGAGAGGGTGAGAAAGCCGAAACATACATCTACCAAGAGGATAGTATGTGGGGCTTAATGGAAGCAACCCTCGTTATAAAAGAATGCGAGAAGGTGAAGTAGGTGAGAGTAACTAGCAAGTATGTAGTAGAAATTTCAATCGAAGAAGAAGTATCTCAAGAATTTCTTCCACGCGTTAAAGAACTATATGAGAGTGATTCTTTAAGAATGTTGGAGATAAGAGACGAACTTGAATGTGAATTGTGTGACCGGTTTGGTGGAGTCATAAAAGTAAAAAGTCAAGTTATTACAAGCGACTTGGGCACATTGCAGTGGAGTGAAGAAAATGGTATATGAAGAAATCAAGGCTGGTTTAGAAAAATATATGGCTGAAATAGACGAAGAAAAACGCAATGCTGCGAGAAATCTGTCAGCTAAATATATAGTCAAAGAACATAGTGCCCTTATTAACGATGGCAACGATTTGTTTTACGTCTATGCCCATTATCCGACAACGGAGCCTGATGTAATGGTTATGGCGTTTGTTAGCAGGGCTAATGCTGAATTGTTCTGTGAAGCATTGAATGCAGAAAATGAGTGCAGAGAAGTTGATGTTTTTAAACATGGAGTGTGGATAAAAATATCAAATGGACACGAAATGAATTTGATTGACAGAGATAATGCGGTAAGAGCATTAGGCTCTAAAGCAAAACAGGCTTATAACAAAAACAACAGATTAGTATATATGATTTATAAGGACGCAGCCGAATTAGTAGATAAGTTACCTACGGTGTTGCGGTGCAAAAATGGACGGTGAAGCAAGATGAATGATAATTGCGTAAAAGTCTTAGTGATGAATAGTCATTATGAGGATTATTCACGGTACCAAAGGTTGCTTGAAGGCTTTTTTAGTTGGTTTAAGAAAGTAGTGATAGTAGCTGGTTGGTCCAACGAACTGGCGCGCAAATTCGCTAGAGAAAATGGCTACCAAATACTTCTAAAGCGACGAAGCTCGTCATTAGTTCCGTGGGATTATTACATTATGGATTTGATTTTTTGTAGTGATGTTGTGATGATGTTTCCTGTGGAAAATGCTAAATTCAGAGAAAAACTTGTAGAATTAGCCGAGAAGCATAACAGACCTTTGGTTTATGTTGATAAAACTGATGAGGCGATACCTCTGATGTGTAGTAAAAAAATGGTGTATCGAGATGATTTTGGCGAGGCGCGACTCGTCATCAAACCGGATGTTAATTGTGGAGTGTGATAGTGTGACAAGACCGCTGAACAAGCTGGCTGTGATTAAAGACTCTTTAATGCAGGTAGGCGCAAGCCTTACCCGTAGCAGAAGGTCTAAGAAACACATTCAGAAAATTGGTAAAGAAGACTATGAGTACCGGATTGGAAAAATAATTGCTGAGCAGGAAATGTTGCAAAAGCTTCTGGACCTTGAACTTGAAGCTGAAATTAAACGTGTGAAATCTTGTACAAGGGGTGATTGTTATGCGTGAGATTAAGTTTAGAGGCAAGACGCTCAAGCAATGGGTAAGAGGCGATTTGTCCATTTTGCACAAAGACCTTACAAAAGGCATTAAGGCGGGGACTTACATCAGCAACAAGGGCGGTGTGCCATATGCTTATGCGGTAAGACCGGAAACAGTCGGTCAGTTTACTGGACTTCTTGATAAAACTGGGGAAGAAATTTACGAGGGGGACATTGTAAAAGGCATTTCCCGGAATGGAGTGGAAGTACTGAGTGAAGTAGTGTTTCGTGATGGCGCTTTCGGCGTAAGAGAGGTTTGCCATAATGGTTACGAGCGGTTCAATGCTTTTACTTCGTTCTTCGGAATTTTATGGCTGGTTGTTGGTAATATCTATGACGGAGATGTAAGAAGATGAGTAGAAACTGGCAGATAGCATTATTCGTTCTTGTGGCTTTGATTGCTACCATTGCAGGAGACTTCGTAGTACCAATTATTAAGATGCTGCTGGAGGAATGAATGAGAAACCTTGAAACATTGAACAGATATAGACTTGCAACAAACGAAATCAGAATATGTGGCACCACCGGTGATTCCGGAAACGGTATGTTTTTGGTACGTGTCAAAGGTAAACGTTATTATGTGGTGGCTTCTGATGGTGGCGGCTGGGACCACGTGAGCGTAAGCCCGACTAATGGTAAGGAAGTACCCAGCTGGGAAGTAATGTGCAAGATTAAGGAAATGTTCTTTGAAGATGAGGAAGAAGTCGTACAGTTCCACCCTCGAAAAAGCGAGTACATCAATCTGTGCCAAACCTGCCTACACCTGTGGCGTCCTAATGATGGCAGGGAATTCGTAAGACCTGATGTGATGATGGTTTGAGGTAGCCTATGAAAATGAAGAAATGGAAGGTGGGCGATCCGAAGCCTGCGTGGATTGAAAGAGAATTTGAAAGGCAGACACTGGTTGAAGGACCTGAGTCTTACATATTGTTCAGGACTGCTCTGGGCTACTTCGAAGTCAGGAATGGGCAATACCTTTACTTTGACGGGCAGAACGTATATGCCGAGTTCGCTCCGATGAAGCGTAATGCTCCGAAAGTGCGGGTGTGGCCACTGGAGATTTTTAATCTGATGGAGTAATAAGATGGCAGTATTATATAAGTTTTCACCAATCGAAAAGAAATTGTATCACGGAGCCTGCACCTGCTATGATGGAGCAACATATCCCAAGAAGGCTGTCAAAATCTGCATTGATACCGAACACAACCTCGTATACTGTGAGCATTGTGGGAACCAGCTTGACCCTTTCAGGGCATTGGTAATATTGAACCAAAATTGGGAGAGCATCAAGCGTAGCGAGGAAAGGGTGCGGGAAATTATAAAGAAGCATTGGGAGGTTGGTCAGAAGTACAGACCTTGGAAGCGTTCGGTAAAGGAACTGGAACGCAGGATTGGTCAGAAGGGTCAAAATCTGCCAGTATGCCCGCATTGCAACGAGCCGTTCAGGATTGAAGAAATCAAGGAGTATGTGGATGAAAAGGCATATGTCGAAAGAGGCGTACGACATTACACGTTTTAGGAGGAAGTTATGAGTTATGATTGTCAGCTTGTTGACCCTGTTACCAAGGAAGTACTCCAAAGTGATGAAAAACATTTTATCAGAGGCGGTACATATGCCGTTGGTGGCACCTGTGAGGCATATATGAACATCACATTCAACTACTCGCCGTTCATATATAAGGTGCTTGAAGGCGGTATTCCCGGACTTAACGGCAAGCTTGCAGCGCAGACGATACAGCCGTTAAAGATTGCGATTGCAATGTTAGGCGATACCGTGACCGATAATCATTGGGACGCAACCGAGGGAAATGCCAAGCGAGCCTTGAACGGACTGCTTGCGTTGGCGTATATGTTCCCGCACGGTGAGTGGTCCATAGAATATTAGGAGTGATATTTTATGACAATGCTTGAAGGGATTTGCGCCTGCTGCTTCGTGGCTGCAGCCTTTTATTACTACTGTCGTACCCAGCTTATGGTTATTGATGATAAGGCAGGGGTAAAGGAAGTATTGGCGTATGGATTTTCAAGTTTGTTTTTCCTGGCGCTGTGCGCCTTGTATATTTTAATCAAAGGAGTGTTGTAAAAATGAGGTACAAAGAACTCAAGGATGTCTTCATGAAGGCAAAGGAAATGGGAATGGACGTTGGTGTTGAGGTGACTATTCCCGGTCAGAACGAGACCGAGTTTATCATCAACAAGAATTCCAGTATCGATAACAAACTGGAATACTACAAGGCGACCTACAACAACCGCAACATGAAACATCGTAAAAACCCGGAAGTTGAAATCGTTGACGTGTTCATCACGAACATGACAATCAAGTCTTCTCAAGAAGCTTAGAATTTTCGAGGTCGTTTATATGTGGCGTTTTAATCAGATGCGAAACGTCTTCAAGGCCACCGAGGGTGCGAACGAGCTGATAGCGGAACTGCGCAGGAAGAATAAGCGCACCCGCAGACGCAGGGAAGCACGTAAGCGGGCAGAGGCCAAAAAGGCATAAAAAAATAGAGCCTGCACTCCGCAAGCCCCGTAAAACAGATATTCGCCTAAAGTCATTATATCCGTTTTCGCAAAGGAGGGCAAGCCCAATGTCGGAACTTCAGCCGGAAGTAGAGTTAATCATAAGTGCAACAGCCGCAGCGACCGCAAAACAGATAGTAGCCAAACTAAAGAAAGAACACGAAAAGGAGTTGGAGAGCCAGTTTGATAAACGGCTTTTCAACACAAGGTTGTTGCTGGAACACTATCGAATGTTCAAGGAACACGCCGACAATGCCGTATTTGAGCTTACAAGGCTTGACGAAGAAGACCTCACGGCAATAGAGATAATGGACAGCATGTGGCAGTCTTCAACGATGGGCAAGCGTGAACTTGCTTTGGAGAGTATCAAGAACTCAGCTCTCCGCACGAGGATCGTCGTAAAGCACATTGAAGACATGCTTGGCATCTACGAAAGCTATTGCTATCGTTCCGGAAAGCCGGAAAACGAGAGGCGCTGGGAAGTCATCAACGCATTGTATATCCAGCCCATTCCCGAGGGGATGAGTAAGACCGAACTGCTGGAAGAACTGTCGGAGAAACATTTCACGTCAGTGAGACAGTTACAGTATGATGTCAAGGAAGCCATCGAGCGGATAACTGCCCTGATGTTTGGAATTGACGGGATTAGACGGCTCGACAGTCGCAAAAACAGCAAAAAAGAGTAAAAAACCAAAATTTTTACAAAAAATCACTTCATTTTCATTTCGTTTACATTTCATATTGAAAAATGATATGATTAAAGTGCGAAAACTGGATATTGAGAAACCCCGCTTGCAAGTCGCCTGCAGGCGGGTTTTTTTATGCCCGTTTTCAGCTTCCATACAACGAAGGGGGTTGATAATCTTGGAAGCATTCTTAATTCTTGGCGTGTACTTCATCGCCATGATGGCTGCCTCATACTTTCTGACAGCCAAGGAAACCTCGCTCAAGGGATTTCTCGTAGCCGATAGGCAGATGGGCACGTGGAAGTCAGCCATGAGCATTGCAGCGACGTGGATATGGGCGCCTGCCCTGTTCGTCAGTGCTGAGAAAGCGTACACGAACGGCTGGCCTGGTCTGTTCTGGTTCCTCGTCCCGAACATCTTCTGCCTTTTATTCTTCGTTCCGTTTGCGAAGAGGATTAGAAAGCAGATGCCTGAAGGTGTGACCTTGTCAGGCTTCATGGGAGAAACCTACAAGTCCGACAAAATCAAGAAGGCTTATCTGCTCCAGCTTGGTTTGCTGGCAGTGCTGTCGACCGCAGTGCAGCTTCTTGCAGGGGCGAAGATACTTGCCAACATGTTGGACATAGGCTTCGTGCCTACGATGGCTGTATTGGCCTGTATTGCTTTCTCCTACTCACAGTTTAGCGGTATCCGTGCTTCGGTAATCACGGACGCCGTGCAGATGGTCATTATCCTGGCAGTCTGCGCACTGCTCGTGCCTTGGGCTTTATCAATGGATGGTGGCACGATGGCACTCATCAACGGCGTTAACGGTTTTGGCGGCAACTATGAAAGCCTTGTTGATGAAAACGGCGTCAAACTCTTCTTTGCCTTCGGACTTCCCACTGCATTAGGTCTTTTGGCAGGACCTTTCGGTGACCAGTGCTTTTGGCAAAGGGCATTTTCCATTAAGGAGAAATGTATCGGCAAGTCCTTTGCACTCGGTGCGCTGCTTTTTGCGGTAGTACCCTTATCAATGGGCGTTCTTGGCTTCATGGCTGCAGGTTACGGCATTACCGCAGACAGAAGCATCGTGAACTATGAACTGGTGGCAAGGCTGTTCCCAGGCTGGGTGACGGTGCCTTTCCTGTTCATGCTCATATCAGGACTGCTCAGCACTATTGACAGCAATCTTTGCGCTGTCGCTTCTCTCGTTCCCGACATCAAGGGTAACGCGAACTTGAAGCATACCAAACTGGCAATGGTGTTGCTTCTTTTGGCAGGAATGGTAATCGCAAGCATTCCCGGTATCACCGTGACACATCTCTTTTTGGTTTACGGAACTCTGCGTTCCACCACAATGCTACCGACAGTATTCACCTTGTTGGGGCATAGGTTTAGTCAAGAGGGGATGTGTTACGGTATCTTGCTTGCCATTCTCATAGGGCTTCCAGTTTTTACGCTGGGGACCATTTTGAGCGATAACGCGATTAAGACAATGGGTTGTCTGTTCGCTACGCTGACAGGGGCTGTAGTAGCCTTTTCCTGGGATTTCGTTGTTTTCAAGACGTTATCAAGAGGAAAAATGCAATGATTAGGGCATTAGGGCGAAAACAGTCCAGTAAAAATGCTGACTGGCTTGAAGTTTACCGAAACATTGAGCGCTACGTGTCGCTCGAAGAGGTCTTGGAAGCCGAGGCACGTACCTTGGCAGAAATGACCAGGATTTTATCAGGGTATAAAAGACCCATCTACGCATACAGTGCCGGCAAGGACAGCATAGTGCTTGCTGAACTGTGCAGGAAGGCGGGAGTTGATGTCGGTGTGATGTCAATAACGAGCCTTGAATACCCTGAATACCAAAAATGGATAGACGAGCACGCGCCTAAAGGTGTCGTGATGGTCAATACCGGTCAGGACTTGGAGTGGCTTTCAAGAAACCTGCACTGGTTCCTTCCGTTGAAGGACGACCCCGACAGGCAGTCGCCCGTCAACATTAGAATTCAGCATAATTTCTATGACAGCCACGGTGCTGACATCATTCTCCTTGGCAGGAGAAAGGCTGATGGGAATTATGTAGGCCGAAACGGCAGCAACATTTATACCGACGGGTCTGGCAGGACCAAGTATAACCCTATTGCTGACTGGGAGCACGAACTGCTGTTAGGCTACATACATTACAAGAAACTTCCCTTGCCACCAATTTATGATTGGGCGGACGGCTTCGTCCAGGGCACGCACCCTTGGTTTTACCGGGAAGTACACACCGACAGACGGACGGTTTTACAGGAAATCAACGAGATTGACTCCACGCTTTTGGCAGAGGCGGTAAAGGTCGTTCCGGAACTCGGCAAAATCTAAGAAAAAATTACTATGGGGGTAGTAATGACATGCAAGTCAAAGAGGTATCAATTTCGGAATTAAAACCTGCAGAAAGGAACGTAAGACTGCACAATGACAGTCAGATTGCCGAGTATGCGCGTTCATTGGACCAGTTCGGACAGATTAGACCTGTCGTAATCGATGAGAAGAACGAAATCCTTTGCTGTAACGGCCTGTATTATGCGGCATTGCAACTTGGTTGGGACACTGTGAAGGCTGTTCAGCTCGTTGGGCTTACAGAGGCAAAGAAAAAGAAGCTGATGATTGCCGACAACAGGCTGTTTGAGCTTGGTTCCTACAACAACGACGTTCTTGACGAATTCTTCCTTGAACTCAAAGATGATTTGGACATTCCCGGCTATGACGAGGAAACCTTGCAGATGATCGTCGGCGACATGGAAGCGGTCAATGAGCAGATAATGGAATACGGCATGCTCGAGAACAGCCGTATCGAAGAAATCAATAACAACAAGACCTTCCTCCAGCAAAAGATTGAAAAGGCAGAAGCGGAGAATGCTGCCACGGGAAGCGGACAACCCGTGGCAGTAACTGCCATTCATGAGAGTGCTAAGGGTGAGGCTGAAAGGAACTACATCATTTGTCCCGAGTGTAGTCATAAGATATGGCTATAAGACAGCTAAAGGGGGAAATGGACGTGGTGAAGGCGGCACGCATGCGGATTATTAACCTTTTCCGCAACAAGCTGCCCGTCTACCTTTCTTTCAGCGGGGGCAAGGACAGTCTGTGCCTTGCCCATCTCACGCTTGAGCTGATTAGGGAACACAAGATAGACCCGAAACAGCTCACGGTCTATTTTCTTGACGAGGAAGCAATCTATCCGTGCATAGAAAAGACGGTGCACGAATGGCGAAGGAAGTTCCTGCTGGCAGGAGCCAAGTTCGTATGGTGGTGTATCGAGTGCAAGCATTACAACTGCTTCAACAACCTGCAGAATGATGAGTCGTTCGTTTGTTGGGACAGCAGGAAAGAGGCAGTGTGGATAAGACGACCGCCCAGCTTTGCGGTACGTTCACATCCGTTACTTGTACCACGCGAGGACACGTACCAAAAATTCTTTGCTAAATTGCTGATTGACGGAATCTGCCTGATTGGGGTAAGGGCTTCCGAAAGCTTGCAGAGACGTTCCAATTTCGCAAAGACAAGAAAACACCATTACAGCCTTAACGGGAACTACCAGTCATTTCCGATTTATGACTGGGAGAATTCCGACGTATGGCTTTATTTGAAAAATCATAAGGTTGATGTACCTGACATCTACGTATATCTTTGGCAGGCGGGAATGAGCCGCAACCAGCTTCGAGTGTCGCAGTTCTTCAGTATCGATACTGCGAGAAGCTTGGTCAAGATGAACGAATATTATCCTGGCTTGATGGAGCGCATAGTAAGAAGGGAGCCTAACGCTTACCTTGCAGCGCTTTATTGGGACAGCGAAATGTTTGGCCGTTCTTCCCGTAAACGCAACGAGCTTGAAACCGATGAGAAGCCTAAAGACTATGATGCATTGCTTAAAGAGCTGTTCACCAACATGACGAAGCATTTTCATAGCGCAAGGGCATTGAAGACTGCAGTCTATTACAGCAGGCTTTACCTAAAGTTCAAGCAGACGTTGACGCCTGAGCTGAAACAGAGGATATATGAGTCGCTTATTGCCGGAGACCCGAAGCTTCGCACGTATCGTGCTTTATATGTGAAGTGCGCTACCAACGTTGCTGACCATGGGCGAGAGGCAGAGGCGAGAAGAAGGGGGCATAAACCATAATGATAGATAACATCAAGGAACCTTTGAGCACTTTGCAATGGGTGCCGTTCAAGAAGCTGAAGCCGAATGACTACAACCCTAATATGGTGCCAAAGGAAAATTTAAGACTACTTACGCAATCGATTCTTACCAACGGCTGGACGTTGCCAATCGTCGTTACTGCTGACTATACGATAATAGACGGATTTCACCGCTGGACGGTAGCACAGCAGGAACCGCTCGTTACTAAGCTGGGAGGTATGGTACCGGTGGTAATAGTAGACCATAAGGACCATTCTTCAGACATGTACGGAACTATCACACATAACAGGGCGAGAGGTACTCACCTTGTTACTCCGATGAAAGGCATAGTGAAGCGACTTTTAGAAGAGGGTAAGACGTTGCGGGAGATTGAAAAGCAGACTGGCATGAAGGCGGAAGAGGTGTTCAGGCTGTCTGAATTCAGTCGTGAAGAGTTCTTGCAGATGATGGCGGGAGAGGCAAATCGAAGCTATTCACAGGCAAGCATATACCTCAAAGTTTGAGGACAAACAAGCAGGCGGTGGGCTGATGAACGGCTTACCGCCTGTTCCATTGGATAGAACAGTAAAAAATAAGGAGTGAAGAGATTGGCACGGGCTGGAAATCCAATACGAGAGAAAGCCCGAATACTCTGGCTTCAAAGCGGTAGAAAGGCAAGGAACATTGACCTTGCGGAACAGCTTGGCGTGTCCTCTAAGTCCATTCAACGCTGGAAAAAGGAAGATAACTGGGAACGGACAGCAAAGTCCGCTAAAACGGACAAGTCAACGGACACAAAAAAGTCGGGAAATAAGGGCAAAAAGACTGGCGTTCCTGCACTTTTCGGCAACCAAAACGCAGCAGGACACGGAGCACCAAAGGGCAATACTAATGCCTTGCGTACCGGGAAATACTCAAAGCGTTACTGGGATTGCCTTAATGATGAAGAAATTGAAATGTTGACCGAAATGGACGATGAGTTGAAGCAGGAAGAACAGATACTCATCGACCAAATCGCTCTTTATACTGTGCGGGAGCGCAGGCTAATGCAGTTGATAGAAACGGTAAGGAATAATAAGAAAGAGGCTTCGTTCGCAGGAAGTACAGCGTTTGTAAGAATGCCTACCAAAGATGAACTGGCAGAAAATCCGGAAGCCAAGTCCGTAATTACTTCTACCGTTACTCATACACGAAACAAGATATACTTGTTGCTTTCACTCGAAGACCAGCTCACAAGGGTGCAGGAGCGTAAGAACAAATGCGTTACTGCACTTGCCGACATTCGTCTCAAGCGGATGAAGAGCGGTGTTAGCGAGGGTGAGGGCGAGAAGAAGGTACAGAAAGTAATCTACTTGCCGGATAACGGACGTGGTTAGGTGGTGGAAGTATGGATGATAATGTTCTGCAACCGCAACCTGGACCGCAGGAAATGTTTCTTTCCACTCCTGCCGATATAGCCATTTATGGCGGTGCTGCGGGCGGTGGCAAGAGCTATGCCTTACTGCTTGAACAGCTCAGGCACATGGACAATCCCAAGTTCGGTTCCGTAATCTTCCGTCGCACGAGCGGTCAGATATTCAACGAAGGCGGCTTGTGGGACAATGCGCTCACGATGTATGAAGGCTTGGACTTCAAAGCAGTTCAGTCGCCAAGGGCAATGATTTATTTCAAGGATGGCGCAAAGATTACTTTGACGCATCTGCAGTACGACAAGGATATATACACATGGCAAGGCGCTCAAATCCCGCTTATCTGCTTTGATGAATTGACGCATTTTACCATTACTCAATTCTTCTACCTGCTGTCACGTAACCGTTCAGCGACCTGTGGTGTCCGTCCTTATATCCGGGCAACGACTAACCCTGATGCTGACAGCTGGGTAGCTGACTTCATAGCGTGGTACATAGACCAGGAAACTGGTTATCCGATACCTGAACGTAGCGGTGTAATCCGTTACTTTGCTCGTGTGGGTGATGAGATATACTGGGGCGATACCCGCGAAGAACTCATTGAGAAGTACAAGCTGATAGATGCTCAGATTAAGAGCTTTACTTTCATAGCTTCAAAGCTTACTGATAATAAGATACTCATGGAAAAAGACCCTGGCTACCTTGGCAACCTTATGGCGCAAGGCAGGGTAGAACAGGAACGTCTTCTCAATGGTAACTGGAAAATCAAGCCTGCAGCTGGTTTGTACTTCAAGCGCTCCCAAGTGGAAATCGTACCTGCAATACCTCACAACGTCATTGCTTGGGTACGTTCTTGGGACTTGGCGGCAACAGTGCCGTCTACTCTTAATCCAAATCCTGATGCCACCGCAGGCGTGCTTATGGGTATGCTTGATGATAGCCGGTACATAGTAGCTGACGTTAAGCGTGTTCAGTACGATGCGAAGAACGTCAGAGCGCTCGTCCGTAACTGTGCCGTTATGGACAGGGAGAAATATGGAATGGTAAACATCACCATACCACAAGACCCTGGACAGGCTGGCAAGGAACAGTCGGACAGCTACATCAAACATCTATCTGGCTTCGCAGTTAAGGCGATACGTCCGAGCGGTAGCAAGATAGTGCGAGCAGAGCCTTTTTCTGCTCAATGGCAGGCAGGTAACGTGATGATACTTGCCGGTGACTGGAACGAGTCATACTTCACGGAAATGGAAGCGTTTCCGGAAAGTGTTCACGACGATATGGTTGACGCATCCTCGGATTCGTTCAACGAACTGCAAAATCATAAAGGTTGGGGAGGTTTAGTAATTTGACACGTAAAAGAAAAAGGAACGTCACTCGCAATGACAGCGGTTTTTCTGATGCGTTCATCAGACGTGGCGTTGCTCAGTACTTGGCCAACAACAGCTTCCAAGAAGGTAAGCTTGTTAATTACCAGCTTCTAAATAGGCTGTGGTCAAACCGTCTTGCTCAACGTATCTCTTCACTACCTGCAGAAGCAGCTTTGAAGAACGGATACGTTATTGAGGGTGACGAGGACGAAAACAACATTCTTCAGTACCTTGATACGCTCTATGCTAACAAGAAGCTCATCGAGGCGATGACCTGGGCTCGTCATTATGGCAGAAGCTGTATCTTTATGCTGCTTGATGATGGCAGGAGTGAAGAAGAGCCTGTTGACTATAACAATTTGAAAGCGATACGCGGGCTTGAGGTTTACGATAAACAGTGCATTGTGGAAGACTTCACAGGCTACATGATTAACGACGACCCGACGGACCCGCAGTTCGGCAAGCCTGAATGGTACCAAATCAGTCCGCCTCAAAGCGGTAATGTGCTGTTTGTTCACCATAGCAGGCTTTTAATGTTTGACGGAGACCTGTTACCTAACTACGAGCGCATTGCCCGTGGTGGTGGCGGTATGAGCTGTCTTGAAGGTGTTGTAAAGGCTATCTGGCGTTGCGACACTTCGCACAGTACAGCGTTCAACATTCTTGAGCGTATGAGCACTTCACTATTGAAGTTCAACAATCTTGCCAACCTGCTTGCCACCAATGGTGGTACTGACAAGGTGCAGAAACGTCTTGAACTCATCGACATGGCACGTAACGTGATGAACAGCATTGCGATTGGTACTGATGATGAGTACCAAGTGTTCAATATTCCAATGGCTGGCGTACCTGAGGTGCTGGACCGCTTTGGTCTGTACCTTTGCTCGTTGACCGGTATTCCGTTTACAGTTCTGTTTGGCAGAAGTCCTGCTGGACTCAACAGCACCGGCAACGGCGACCTTGAGAATTACTACAACGACGTTAGGGGCAAGTTGCAGGAGCGTATGCTAAAACCGCAGCTTGAAAAGCTTGTCAAGCTGGCGCAGCACTGCAAGGAGTGCGGTACTGGTGGTAATGAGCTGAAGGACTGGACGATTAAGTTTAATCCGTTGTGGATGTTGTCCGAGAAAGAAGTTGCTGAAACCAAGCGTATCGAGGCAGAAGGCGAGAAAATCGTCGTCGAGGCTATCGGTGGACTCATGGACAGGCAGCTGATGGACAATTCAGAGGTAAGGGAATACTTGAAGAACAAGCTGTCACTTCCGATAGCAGAAAGCGTGCTTGATATGGGAGATGATGAAGATGGCGAAGAAGAAATCGAAGTATAATCCCAGCCTGCTACGTCCAACCACTAAAGTAAATTATCCTCACAGTGCTGAACGTGAATACTATCGCGTGCTACGTGCTCTCGTCAGAGCTATGGTAAAGGCGACAAAGGAAAGCCTCGTGCTTCTGAAGTCGCAATGGAACGTGCGCCATGACGAAACCGAAAGCGAGCGTGTAATCAATGCCATTAAGGATATGCTCGAAAAGGCAGGTTACAAGAAGGCTGCGCTTGACGAACTGCTACGCATACGCGCGAACGCCGACAGCACAGTCAAGGCCAACATAGCACGTGCCTTTCGTGATGTCCTTGCCGTTGACGTGTTCATCAGCGAGACCGACACGTTCGTCAAGGTAACCGACGAATGGTTCAACCAGCAGTCGAAACTTGTCGACAGTATTGTAGGTCAGTATACCGACAAGCTGGGTACAATCATTTCCAACGGCGTACAGCGTGGCACTATGTACAGTGAGGTAGCAGAAGAAATCAAAAAACTTTATAAGACTACTGACAGCCGTGCAAAGTTCATTGCCCGCAATGAAATCAGCAATCTTAACGCAATAACCACAAAGGTACGGCAGGAAGATGCTGGTATCAAGGTCTACGAGTGGTCATCATCAGAAGATGAGCGGGTAAGACCTGAACACGCCTTTTACGACGGCAAGCTGTTCTACTGGAACAATCACAAGATGGGCGAGCTGAACGGTGTAAAGGTTTATCCTACTCCCAAGTATCACCCGGGCATGGACTATAACTGCCGTTGCGTTGCTCTTCCAATAATCGATGCCGAAGCATACGATCCGAAAACCATTGTCCCGATGGCAAAGCCGGAGCCGAAACCGAGCAAGGTTTTGCAGAAGTCGGATATGATGACAAGTAAAAATATAACTGTTGAAAGTTTGCGTGCCAAAGCAAGTGTAGAGGGTGTTGTAATTGATGATAAAATATTATCGTTAATTGTTGATACTGTTGATGAGTTTGAAAGTAAACTAAACAAAAAACTATTTAACATGGTTGATGTTACTGATATTCCACCTACGCCTTCTGGTAAAAATGTTGTACTGCAAACAGATGTTGTTCAGCAGGCAAGAACGATGTATATTCTTAGATTAAATTCTAATGTCTTTAATGGAGCGACACTTGATGAACTTGATACATTGTTTGCTAAAAGTAAGCGAGTTGTTGCAAAAAATCTGAAAGAAGCAGTCATTCATGAAATAGGACACGTTCGTTGTATGCTTGGTAAAAGAAGACCTCAAATACAAGAAATGTGGAATGAGTTATACGAAGTCAAAGTTAGTGGCATTTCTATCTTAGCTGATGAAGATGGAGCTGAAGCAATTGCTGAATCAGAAATTTTGGTTTACAATGGTGTTGCAATTAGTGAAGAATTGAAACGATTAAGGGAAATCTACATCGGAGAGGCATAGATATGATTTGTATTGGTTATAACTGTGATAAGTGCAAGCATCAACTTGGCATGGCAGGATATAAGCCTGCTTGCAAAGCGTTTCCTGAAGGCATTCCTTCGGAAGTTTACAATAGACCCAATGAAAGTACTGAGGAATGTGCTAATGGCTACAAGTATGAGCCAGATGCTGAATTGGTAAAGTTCTTTGGCAAATTTGGTGCATAGGCGAATTGATGTCTTTATAATGGTTAATCTTCAATACTAAAAACCGCTTAAACCGCGTATTTACGTGTGTTCAGGCGGTTTTTGTGTTTATACGTGCGGTTTTTGAGAAAAAACGCACGTGTTATACTTAACGTGTAGCGTCTCCTGCTATAATCGCTAAACTAAATCGGCATGAAAAACTAATGTACCTTCTCGGGAATTGCCTGGTGGCGTCAACACTGGGCATTTTCTCTTTATGAAGCTAACTCGGTTTTAATTCGGTTTTACTTGGGTTGAAATCTCGCGAGAATCGATTGAAAATCTCGTGAAATCGTTTGATGTTCACGACATAAATGTCGGGAGCATAGCAGGAAACCGCATAAATACGTGGTTTTAAAAGATTATAATCATTTGAAATCGATTGTAATCATTTGAAAATCTCGCGATAATCTCGCGAATTTTGGAACAGTACTCAAGTGGCTGAAGAGAACAGTCTTGAAAACTGTGAGGGCGTAGGGATACGTCGCGTGGGTTCAAATCCTACCTGTTCCGCCACGCTGCGGGGTAGAGCAGTTGGTAGCTCGTGAGGCCCATAACCTCAAGGTCGCAGGTTCGAGTCCTGCCCCCGCAACCAAATACGGCGTCATACCCAAGTGGATAAAGGGGACGGTTTTCAACCGTTAGACGGGAAACCCCTGTGCGCAGGTTCGAATCCTGCTGGCGCCCTGTCATGACCGTGTCGCCCAGTTGGTAGGGAGAAGGGCTGCAAAACCCTTGTGTCGCTGGTTCGAGTCCAGTCACGGTCTCCATTGATTAGCAACCCAAGCCCATCTCTCCTGGCATTGGGTTATAGGACGGCTGTGTTTTCCAGTTCACAGCCGTCTAAATTGTTAATAATGCATACACAGTAATTAACTCACTTGTCTGAGGGCTACGAACTGTATGCTTATTATAGTCTGCGTGCTTCTTAGCGTGATGATGAAAGTCCTTATTTGCCTTGGGCGATTAGTCAGAGCGGTTTTAAAGAAGCAAACGCTTCTGCCCGGTGATGGCAATAAGCCGTGCAGATAAAAATGAAACGTTGGCGCTTAGCGTGTTGACACTGCCCTGTCAAACCGAAGCCTGGAGTTCCACTCGTGGTATGATTGTAGGTGCGATGGGGTTTAGCTCATCCTCATATTAAGAGGAAGGAGTAGTCGGTTACGAAATGACAGACAGGCTTCGGCCGTGTGCGAGAATGGGAAACCTACCCTTGTACCCTGTCTTTCGTTTCCTGCAATTTGGGTAGCTACGGTGGTGGCTGGGTTCCGAATGGAGTAGGCAGTAATGCTTAGAAGTCCTTTGCCACCACAACCAAAAACATCAAATCGTTAAAATCAGACACTGACAAAAGTCGGTGTCTTTTTTTATGCCATTCTTTCCGGAAAGGGGGTGAAATTGTGAAGACCGTTCAGAGATATGAACGTAACGACTCTTATTTTCTGCCTGTCGGCGCAACATTTGACGCAGACGGCTTTCTGCGCGACTCTCCCATAGTTGCACGTGCAGGCATCTACATCTATACGAATCCGGACGGAAGCGTGAGACGTGAGTACAGACCCCCTGAAGAAGTCTTTGCTCAAGACGCTTTGAACAGCTTTGTTGGCAAGCCTATTACCGTAGGTCACCCAAAAGACGGCAAAGTTACGAGCAAGACTGCGAAAAAAGAATCCATCGGCAGTATCCTTTCTCCCGGCTATTACAAGGAGAACGACATGGTCGGCTGTGACATTGTAATCCATTCACCGCAGGCCATCGGCGATAAAAGGGAACTGTCGCTGGGGTATCGAGTAGAACTCGAAGAAACCCCGGGCATTGCGCCTGATGGTCAGCCTTATGACGCCATTCAGCGCAACATCAGAGTTAACCACCTTGCCGTTGTCGATAAGGCACGTGCAGGTATGAAAGCCCGTCTTAACTTAGACGGCGACGAAATACACGAAAGTGAGGAAATCCAAATGTCCAAAATCAAAATTGATTCTGTGGAATTTGAAGTAGCTGACGCTGTTGCTGCACACATCAACGCGTTGACTGCTCGTGCTGACTCTGCAGAAAGCAAAGTGACTGCTTCCAAGGTTGAGCTGGACGGCATTAAAGCTGAACTGGCTACTGCTAAAACTGACGCTGCGGACACCAAGACCAAGCTGGACGGCATGACTGCTGAACGTGATGCGCTCCAAACCAAGCTTGACGCTGCTGAAGCTGACAAGAAAGCAGCTGTTGAAAAAGCGGTTGACGACACTAAAAAAGAAATCAAGGAACGTGCAGAACTGGAAGAAAAGGCTAAGAAAGCTAAGGTTGAAAAGACTGACGGTCTTTCCAACGCAGAGCTGAAAATCGCTGTTGTTAAGGCTGTTCGTGGTGATTCCTTCAATGCCGACGGCAAGTCCGAAGACTACATCAATGCAGCTTATGAATTTGCAGTAGCTGACCTTGTCAAAGCTGACAGCAATCCTGTAGTTACTCAAATGCAAAAAGCCAAAGCTCAACAACAACGTAAAGACGGCGAAGTCAAGTATGATGCTGACGAAAGCCGCAAATCAATGATTGCTAATGCCCAAAAGAAGGAGGGTAAATAATAATGCAAACCAACTACAATCCCATCATGGCTCCTGCGCTGGTTGGTCAAATCGCTGACCTTTCCATTAAAGTAATCGACAGCTTCGCAGCAGAAGCTCCCTTGTATCCCGCTAATGTTGTAATGCGTGGCACTGACCCCGGCAAACAAGTTAAACCTGTGGCAGCTGAAGGCGACTGCGCTAAAGCTATCGGTATCGTTGTACACGAACACAAAGAACAAGAAGACCCGTATTTCCCCATCGGCTACTGCGTTAACGTAATGACCAAAGGCCGTATCTGGGTAATGTGTGATGGTGCTGTTGACGCTGGTGCCAAAGCAAAATTCGATGCTGTGAACGGCGTGTTCTCTGCTTCCAATGGTGCTGAACTCGGCATTCCCTGCGTATTCGTTACCGGTACCAAAGCTGCTGGCTTGGCAGAAGTGCAAATCGGTTAATTAGGAGGTACACTACAATGACCATGAAATATGATGAACAAGACCTTTGCGCGATCCGTGCGACTGGCCTCTTGAAAAATGATGCTGCAAACGACGAAAGCATCTTCTTTGCGCAAGAACTGCAAGTTGTTAAGGCTAAGACCTATGACGTAAAAGTTCCGGAAAACAACGCAATGAAAATCTTCCCCGTGGCTATGGACACTGACCCGGGCGCAGATACCATTGCTTTTGACAGCTACGATTCCGTAGGCATGGCAAAAATCATTGCTTCTTATGCTGATGACCTGCCGCGTGCTGACATTAAGGCTACCCGTACCGTTGCTCGTGTATTCGGTATCGGTACTTCTTACGGCTACAATACCAAAGATATCCGTCACGCTCGTATGACTGGCAAACCTCTGGTTACCCGTAAGGCAGAAGCAGCTCGTCGTGCTAACGACCAACGCATTAACCAAATCGCTTTCAAAGGCGACAAGGAACATCAAATCGTTGGTATCGTTGACCATCCGAACATCTCTGCTTATGTTCCTGCTGCTGGTGCTTCCGGCAAAATTACCTGGGCAGACAAAACTGCTGATGAAATCTTGGCAGACATGAACGGCATTGTTACCTTGATTGTGGAATCTACCTATGGCGTGGAAATTCCCGATACCTTGCTGTTGCCCATCGAAAAATACCAAAAAATCAGCACTATGAAAGTGCCTGACACCAATGGTAAAACCGTACTTAACTACTTCCTCGAAAACAATCCGCACATCAAGGAAGTTAAACAAGTACACGAAATGAAAGGTATCGGTACCGATGGCGCTGACGTTATGATGGCTTATCGTAACGACCCGAACGCTCTGGAATTGACCTTGCCGTTGGCGTTCACCCAATATGCTCCGCAACAAAAAAATCTTGAATTCGTAGTTCCCTGCGAATCTTCCATTGCGGGCATCCTCGTTTACTATCCGATGTCCATCGCTAAATGCGAAGGCATCTGATTACTTTTTAGCACTCACTCAGACTACGGCCCAACGCTCTTTCGAGTAGTTGGGCTTAACTTTTAGAAAGGCGGTTACCTCTTATGTTTATTAAAAATACCTGTGCACGCTTGATTGCAATCGGTGATGTCCGTATCGCTCCCAACAAAGTGGAAGAAGTTGCAGACAGCTTTGCAGAAAATCCTGTAATCAAGAACTACATCAAGGCGAAGGAACTTCGTATCGTTGATTCTATCGAAGAAGCGGAAGCTGAAGCCAAGGAAGAAGCTGAAAAGGCAGAGGCTGAAAAAGCCGAAGCAGAAGGCGAAAAAGCTTTGGATAAGATGACCAAGGACCAACTGGTGGCACTGGCTGAAGAAAAAGGCATTGACCTTACCGGCGCTGGTACCAAGGCAGAAATCATTGCGTTGATTAACAACGCTGAATGACATGTCTTGTAATTGCAGCTGTGACTGCTGTGATGAAAGCAGGTTCCTTGAACTGTTCCACTTCATTGCGCCTGAACTGAACGAGCCTGACGACCGTATCTTGATGATGAAGAAGCTGTGCGAGCCTCTTGTCAGCAAGTGCCAGTTCGGCGAACTGTACGAGCAGGCCTTAGTTAATCTTGTTGCACACAAGCTTGTGATTAGGAAGGTTGTCGAGGAAAGCTCAGACGGCTCTATGTCAAGCAAGCTCGTCGCAGGTAGTGTTATAAGCGAGAAAGAGGGTGACCTCGCTCGCTCCTATGGCTTTACAGGCTCTGGAAGCGATAAGGGCAGTGGGGACATGGACCTGCTGGAGAAAACTGCCTACGGCTTGGAATACAGACGCATTAGGGATATGTGCGTACTTGCCGTGGCAACGAGGTTTGGTAGTGGCTGTTGTTGACGACAAGCGTAAATGGCTTGAATTCGTAAAGTCACTGCAGAGCCTTGATGATGCTTGTGTTACTGTCGGTGTCCAAGCTGACGGCAAAAAGACCAAGGATGGAAAGATGGACATGGCACGGCTTGCAGCTGTGCATGAGTTCGGCGCAACTATAATCCAGCCACCAAGGGCAATAATCACCTATCGCAGAATACGCAAGGATGGAAGCTTCGCACGTAATGGTCGCTTCGTCAAACGGCGAAGCGCTAACTTCATGCAAACTCACTACGGTATGAGTAGCACCATCATCATTCCCGAAAGAAGCTTTATTCGTTCAGCTTTTGACGAGAACGAAGAAAAAATAGGTGACATTGCCTGGACCGCAGGTGAAGCCGTCGTAAAAGGTGCATTGACTAGTGATAATGCGCTGAAACTGGTCGGGCAAGAGGTTCAAGGAATGGTTCAACGTAAAATCGATACAGGACCTTTCGTGCCTAACTCGCCCGCTACCATTCGGCGCAAAGGAAGCAGTAAACCTTTGAAAGATACTGGTCGATTAAAGCAATCTATTCGTTACAGTATGCTGAAAGGTTGGAAGAATAGAAATGAGTAGTTTTCGTAAAAAGTTAAAAGTTTTTCGCGTGAATGGTAAACCTACGCTTGGCGCTGACGGTATCTTCCGTGATGCTCCCGTAGTGGAGCTGCACGTACTGGCGAGTGTACAGCCGTTAAAGGCTACGGAAATGCAGGCTCTGCCTGAAGGTCGCCGTGGTGCAAGAGCGGTTAAGGTTTATTCTGACACGGAGTTATACATGGCTGAACAGATGACTGGCCAACAGGCTGACAGGTTCGTGTGGCTTGGCAGAATGTATGAAGTCATCGGTTGCGATGCTTATCAATGCGAAGTAATCAGCCATTATAAGTCTTTAGCCGTGGAGGTGACAACGCATTGAGCTGTGGTAATAAAAGCGTGCGCTTGAAGGTGCTGACCTTCTTCGCACAAACACTGCACAAACTCTTTCCCGGTTGGAACGTGGTGCTGGCAAAGCAAGACATTGCGGTAGAGTTTGATAAATACATTGTCATTGACCTTTTAGCCGAGCGTGGACTTGGCGTTGAGGAACGGTGGAACGAAGACGCTGGAGAGGTTAGGGTAGTGGAGCTGGTCGAAGCTACGCTGAGCATTACCGGCATTGGCAGGGGAGCAATCGAAACCTTGTCGATGATTGAAACTAACCTGTGCAGACCTACTATTGTAGATGAATTTTTCATTGCCAACATTGCGGTAAATCGTTTCAGTGAGACCCAGGACATCTCCGAACTGCTCGATAGCAGGAAATGGCAGGAGATGGGCAACATTGACTTGACCATATCCTATGACAGACAGGCAATTGACGAGCCTGGCTGGTTTGACAAGGTTATGGTTGGCGGTTTACTGCTCCATGGCGGAAAAGACAAGCCCAAGACGGGCAAAATTGAGTTTATCTCAGAAATTGAAATTGATAAGGAGATTTGAGAATGGCAAATATTGATAGAGTTGTAAATGTTCAAATCGCTCTTAATACTGCCGGGATTTCCAGCGAGGGCTTCTCTACCATGATGGTTGTCGGTCCTCATGCGAATTGTTTGGAACGTGTTCTCAACGTGACTGACAGCGACGAACTGCTTGAACTTGGTTTTCGAGCAGACGATCCTATCTATATTGCTGTCAACGATGCGTTCAGTCAAACTCCGAGGCCGAGAGAAGTTAAAGTAGGTCGTATCCAATGCGATACCACTAAACTTAAACTTGTCTCCAATGCGGTTGTTAACGGTAGTGTTTATTCAGTAACCATTGCAAGCCTTGGAGCAAACAGTAATCTCGTAGAGAAAACCTTTGCTTATACCGCAACCGGTGAAGAAAATGTTGAAGCAGTTCTTACTGAGTTGTCCAACGTAATTATGGCAGATGAGGAAGTGAATACTGTTTATGCAGCTTCAGTTCTTGAAGAAGAACTAATCATCAAAGCTGTTGACCCGACACATTCCTTTGTCGTGAGTGGTAATAACTTGATTGATATTACTTCTGTTGAACAAGCGTCTAATCTCAGCCTTGCTGAAAATATGGCTCTCATCACTGCTGCAGATGATGACTTCTACGGCATTATCTACACCAGCCGTAAACAAGCAGACATTCTTGAAATGGCGGACTGGACGGAAGCGCATACCAAACTGTATGGTACTGCGATTTCAGAAGCTGCAGTTCTTAACGCTGAATCAGATACCGACACCGGTAGCTTGCTTCAAGCTCGTAATTACTTCCGTACCCATTGGTGGTATCACGAAAAGGCGGAAACTGAATTCCCTGAAATTGGCATTATTGCACGTTGCTTCGCAGTTCTTCCGGGTGGTGAAACCTGGGCTAACAAACAATTAGCTGGCTTTACCACTAACAAGCTTCGTGAAAACGAATATAACGTGATTACCAAGAAGAACGGCAATACCTTTGAGCCGTTCCGTAATATTTCCATTACCCAAAACGGCAAGGTTGCCGCTGGTGAATGGATTGACGTAATCCGTTTCCGTGACTGGCTCGAAGAAACCATCAAGACTGAGATGTTCAGCATGCTCATCAATCGAGACAAGCTTCCGTACACTGACAAGGGTATCGGTTTGGTTGAAAGCGTTTTGAACAGCGTGCTTGCTCTCGGTCAACGTCGTGGCGGTATCGCTCCGACAGAGTATGACGAATACGGCAACAAGAATGCAGGTTATGTAATCGAAGTACCGCTTGCAGCTAACATTTCTGCGAACGTCAAGGCTCAACGCGTATTGCGTGATGTTAAATTCACCGCAAGACTGGCTGGCGCTATCCACGTTGTAGAAATCACCGGTTCTTTGACCTATGAAAATCTGATTATTGCGTGAGGTGTGAATTATGAGTGCCCTGAAAACTTATGACCCTAAAAAGGTAAATGTTATTTATGGTCCTGTAATCATGACCGGCTTTGCAGAAGGTACTTTCGTCAATGTTGAAACCAGAGGAGAAGGCACCGAAGCCATTGTTGGCTGTGACCAAGAAATTGTAAGAAGCATGAGCGTTGACAGCGTTCTGAAGCTTGTTACTGTGACCTTGCTCCAATCCTCTGACAGCAACGACAAATTGAGCCTGCTTCATGACGCAGACAATGTCTCCCAAAAAGGCTTGTTGCCCTTGGCAATCAAAGACCTTAGCGGTAGAAGCGTAATGATGTCTGACCAGGCGTGGATTGTAAAGAAACCTACCTTCAAGCGTGGCAAGACTGCAAGCGACGGTGCGCTTGAGTGGCAATTCCTTGCTGTTGTTCCTGACGAAGCATTTTTGATTGGTGGTCATGACTAATGGAATTAAAATCTCGTGAAATTGGCAGTAACAAATATTATGTCCGTGAATTCCCGCCTTTGGAAGCATTGAAGCTTTTGGGTGACCTGCAGGCCGTAGTGACCTCTTCACTCGGTAGTGTAGGAATTGAGCAGGACGACAAGCCCTTGCTCGAAAAAGACATCAATGTTGGCTCTGTAATCGCAGGTATCGGTGGCAAGCTTGACGGTGCGACACTCGTAGGCTTTGCTGACCGTATCTTGAAAAAAGACTATGTGAGCGTTCAACGTGAATCTGACGATACCCCCGTAAGACTTGACCGAAACGTATTCGATGAAGTCTTTGCCGGCAGGGTATCAGAAATGCTTCAAGTGATGTACTTCGTCCTCGAAGTAAACTATTCCGATTTTTTCGGGTATCTTCCGAGCCTCTCTGGTGTCCTGAACAAGGCGGCGAAGAAGAAATAAAGATACCGGGTAAGCTTAGCCCTGACCTAATCCGCGAAATGGTCGTGTATCGTCCGCTTATGGCAGGACTTGTTACGTGGACGGAGATTAAGTCAGGGGTAGTAACCCTGTATGAACTACAAAAAATGGTCGCTCTGCTTGATATGAAGAGCGACACAGAAGCACATTATGCGAAAGCTTCCCAACAAGACGAAGGGAAGGTGAATAAATGGTAATTAGAGATTTACTTGTTGCCATCGGCTTTAAGCTCGACAAGAATTCACTTGTAGCTGCAGATGCGAAAATAGGAAATCTTAAAAAAGGGCTTGGCAGTATTGAAACTGCAGGTTCAAGGGCAGGTCGTAACTCCGGCAGGGCAATTGCAGATATTGGCAACAGTGCTGATAGAGCAACATCAAAGGTTGACGGGCTTGTCAACGGCATGTATAAGCTTGCTGCGTTTACTGGCATTACCTTTTCTTTGGGTAATGTCATAAGCATTGTAGACGAGTGGAAGGCTATCAACGACCAGGTACGCAACGTATCCGACAGTCAGGAAGAGTCGCTATATGCACAGCGTGAAATCTACCGCATAGCACAAGCTACGCGTCAACAGTACCAGTCTACGGCAACGCTTTATGCTTCCGTGGCTTCAAGCTCTAAGGAGCTTGGAAAGAGTCAGGCAGAAGTGCTTGCATTTACTGAAGACGTTTCAAGGGCTATGGTGCTTGGCGGTGGTTCTGCGCAAGGTCAGCAGGCGGCGCTTGTTCAGTTAGGTCAAGCACTTGCCTCTGGTGTACTTCGTGGCGACGAACTGAATTCAATCCTTGAACAATCCCGTAGGCTGGCACGTGCCATTGCTGACGGTATGGGTGTTTCCGTTGGTCAGTTACGCAGTATGGGCGCAGAAGGCAAACTTACTGCTAATGATGTGTTTATGGCTATCAGAAGTCAGTCTGATGTGTTGCGGTCCGAAATGGGCAGGACACAATGGAGAGTTGACCAAGCTTATACACGTATGCTGAATGCTGCAGGCAGATTTTTCGATAAAATCGAAAAGCGTACCGGTGCGGTCAGCATGATTGCACGAGGGCTTTCAAACGTTGCTACCATCATTGAGAACGTTGACATTGACAACTTCGTGGCAGGATTTAGGCTTCTTGTGATTTACGCAGGCGCTTTTCTTGCCGTTTCCAAGTTTGGGGCAATCATTACGATGTACCAAACGCTCAAAGCAGTGCTGATTGGTGTTAGGAATGCTTACCTTGCTGCACAAGGAGCTGCTGTTGCCTATAAATGGGCAGGACTGCAGGCTGCAGGTGCTTCATTGATTGCATTCGCTAAATTTGCCTTGATAGCACTTGCAATAACTGCTGTTATTCTTGCAATTCAGGACTTCTACACGTGGGTTAAGGGTGGCAAGAGTGTGCTCGGCAGTGCTTTTGGCGAATGGAACGAGCTTGTTGACAGCGTTAAGTCAAAATGGGACGAGGTTACGCAAGCTGTCTCTGACTTCCTTGACATGCGTATCATCGATATGGTTAAGGCGTGTATTGGCTGGATTGGTGAGCTTCAGGACAAGGTAGCTTCGCTAAATATTCGTGAACGCGTTAACAAGTGGTGGGAAGCGAACGTGTCTGCTCCCGTTAATGAAACCATAAGCGGTGTTGCCAACGGCGCAACCGCACATGGTCCTGCGCTTAGCTCACAACAACAGGAAGCCTATGGACATATGATTGGCGGACTGATGGGCGATAATGCCAAGACGGGCAATGTTGCCGTGAACAGGTACGCTGCTTCCAACATCGTGAATACTGCAAGCAAACGTAGCTATGCTGACAACAGCCAGCACACCAACTACGTCAACGTCAACGTCAAGACCAACGCTTCTCCTGAGCGTATCGGTAACGCTGTTGCTGACAGCATATCGAACATTGGTTATGACGCAGGCTTTGGCTTCGATTCACCGGCAACGGAGGCGATTTAGATGTTAGCTGATATCTTAGGTATCAATCCCAACAAGCCGACACAGTTCGGCAAGCTGAGCGTTGACATCGTGCGTTCCTATGAAGTTATGTACGAGCAGGACGTGTCAGCACACCCCGTTGAGGACGGCTCAGAAGTCCATGACAACATCGTAAACAAGCCTATGCGTGTCAATATGACAATTGGCATTTCCTCGCTTCCTGTGACGTGGATTTGGACAAATGGTACGGGTAAGCACAAGTTCAGCGACGGACTTGCGGCGCTCGAAGCCATACGTAACGCAAAACAGCCTGTTACGATCGTAAGACCTGACCGAATCCTTCGTGATATGGTGATGACTTCCTGTAGGCTCGCCAAGTCTGACGAAAGCAAGTCAGTCCTGTGGGTTGATTGTTCATTCCAAAGCATTGTCAAGGCTGTGGTTCTTACTACGAAAATCCCGCCCGAAATCGTTGAGGCAGAAATGCAGGACGGAGTGGGCGAGACAAAGGCAAACGGCGGTGCTGCCAAGCAGAATGCTGTCAACGAAACCAAGGCTGACACCGAGGTATCGTGGCTTGAACAGACTGTTGAAGCTTGTAAGAGCTGGTTCGGGTGATTGACATGGCAAAACAACAGATTACTTTTAACGACGCTAACGATATTGTTGTCAGCGTTAATTTAGAAAACCAAAAATACCGCCTGCGGTTCGTATGGAACCACATAGCGGACTTTTGGGTAATGCACTTATATAACTACCAAGGTAAGCCGTTGCTGGAAAACCTAAAGCTCGTACCTAATTTTCCTGTGATGTTCAACCATCATAACGACAAGGCTGGTATTCCTAAAGGCGAGTTCTTCGTAATCACAAAGGAAGAGCAGCTGACAAGGAACAGTTTTAAGGAAGGTACGGCAACGCTTATCTACGTTACGGGAGATGAGATGTATGGCACAGTTTGACAGAATCTACCGATTGACTGTCGGAGATGACGTTGACGCAGTGCTCTTACAGTCAAATCCTCGTGAACAAGGCTTAAACATAAGCTTTGATATCGACAAGGACCTCACGCAGCAGACAAACAAGTGCCGTGTCGAGGTCTATAATCTTTCTGACAGTACGGCCAAGAAGCTTGAACGTGACGACATCGTCTGCATTCTTGAAGTTGGCTATTCTGAAGATGTGGGACTTAGACGGATTTTTGTTGGTGAGGTTGTCGGAGCTTGGACACGGTTAAGCGGAAGCGACAAGATTACCACGCTGGAGCTTTCGGACGGCCAGAAGGCTATCCGTGACAGCTTGGTATCGCTTTCTTATGCTCCCGGTGTGAGCCGTCAGAAGGTCATAGACGACATAGCTTCCGACATGGGCATAGCAGTAACCTATGCCGAGGGGTTGACCTTCACCCGTTTTGCCAACGGCTTTTCGTTCATCGGTCCTGGCAGGAGCTGTCTTGACAAGGTTTGCGCCGGTACAAGGCTTAACTGGTCAATCCAGAACAACGTACTGCAAATCATTGAGATTGGCGGTACTACACAGAACTATGCCTTGAAGCTCACTAAGGAAAGTGGACTGATAGGCTCGCCTGAACGTATCGTAAAAGGCGTAAAGCGTATCGACAAGGAACAGTCGAGAGAGGTTGAGAAGACAAAGGCTGACCGCAAGGCTGGCTGGAAGCTTAGAAGCCTCTTGCAGCCTGCGTTAAATCCCGGAGACATCATCTACGTGGAAAGCAGGACTGTCACTGGCTGGTTTGTAATCGAAACGCTCAAACATATTGGCACCTATGCCGGCAACGACTGGTACACCGATATGGAAGTTTACGAGATTGGCGGTGAAATGAATAATGCGCAATAAGCAGAGTGACGAGCTTGTAAGGCTGATAAAACATCAGCTGTCGCTCGCACATACTTCACTTCCCGGTAAGATTGTTTCTTTTGACGCCTCTACTTGCAGGGCTACCGTGAAACCGCCCATTATGTATTTCACGGCAGATGGTCGTTCAATCGAATACCCGCTGATTACTGGAGTACCGGTATTCATGCCAAGGGCAGGAGCTTCACAGATAACCTATCCCGTAAAGCCCGGTGACAGCTGTTGGATAATCTTTTCCGAGCGTTCGCTTGACGAATGGCTTGGCAAGGGCAGCAGTGACAACCACGATCCGCGCCAGTTTGATTTGACTGACGCTGTCTGTTTCGTCGGAATGTGTCCTGCGCAGTCCATAAGCGCTGAAAATGTTGAAATCATCAACAAAGGAACGCTCATCAGCGTTACTCCGTCGAACAAAGTCAACATTATCGGCGACGTCAACATCAAGGGCAATGTTCACGTGGAAGGCAACTACACCTGCAGCGGTAGGAGTCGTATGAGCGGTAATATTGACTGTGACGGCGACGTTACGGCAAGTGGTACTTCGCTGCACGGACATACTCACGGCTGTCCGCACGGAGGAAGTACGAGTGCTCCAAATTAAATAGGTGAAAGTTAAAAAATCATATCAAAAAGTCGAGTTTTTGATAATGACGAAGCATAATCTTGTCAAAAAAACTAATTTTTGACGAGATATTTTTTATTTTAAGGGGGTAAGCTATGGCAATTGATTTTGCGCTGGACGCTCAGAAACACGACCTCATTTTCAAGGCTGGCGATTTCCTGGCCATCGATAATGCAGAGCGTGTTGCGCAGCAGATAAAAATCCAGCTTCTTACCTTTTTAGGCGAATGGTTCCTTGATACCACGCACGGCGTCCCTTATCTGGAATACGTGCTCGTCAAGAACCCTAATATTGAGCTAATCCGACAGATATTCAGAGAGCAGATACTGAGCGTTGACGATGTTAAGAGCGTTGAAAGCATTGATGTTGACTATGATGCTCAAACACGTGTCATGAAACTTGAGTATGAGGCTACCACTGAGTATGGATTGGTGACGAGGAAAGAGGTGCTCGGTTATGGCAGATAATTATGGCGTAACACCACAGGGCTTCAACCGCAAGCGCTTTCCGGAAATTCAGGAAGATTTGTTCAACAGGCTTGAAAGCAAGCTTGGTCACGCAGTCAGCCGTAAGCCTAACAGCGTTGCAGGTATCCTCGTTGACCTTATCGCTTTTGCGAGCGACGAGCAGTGGGGTCTTGCTGAATACGATTACTACGCACGTTCTCCTGTGACTGCAGATGAGGGTAGTATCGACAACACGTTGATTTATTCCAATATCCTTCGTCAAGATGCTACGCATACCAATATGTTCTGCGTGTGTTATGGCAGGAGCGGTACGATTTTGCCGTACAACTGCCAAATTAAGGGCAAGGACGGCGAACGTTATAACATTGACGGCGCTTCGCTCATCACTCTTAATAACTGTGTGAACGTTGCACTTCGTATTGAAAGTGTGTCAGCAGGGAGCCAGTATGATGTCATAATCGACGATGATTACCGGATTTCCTATGAAGCTACTGCCGAAGACAACGTGCCAAGCGTCTACTCGAAGCTATTAGTACAGCTTACAGAGGCGACAGGCTGGGTGGGCAGTGTCCACAATGGGAATATGGTTTTACGGCGCTCTGAACGAAGATATGGCGGTAACGTCGTGCCGTCAGAGCTGTTTGAAGTAGTGGAAGTCGGCAGTCCTGTACGCTTCATTGCTGAGAACTCTGGACCAATCAATCCGCCGCTTAACAGTGTTACTACGATTAACACGAATTATGACGGCTGGTTTTCCGTCAGCAATGAAAGCGAAGCCTACGTTGGCAGGGAACGTGAGACTACCACGGAGCTAAGACAACGTTATGGCGCTGCTGTGTTCCGCAACAGTAGAAGCATGAAGGAAAGCATTAGGGCGGCGCTTCTTGAACTGCCTGGCGTTCAAAATTGTACTGTCTTTGAAAACCGCACGGACGAAATTGTTGACGATATGCTTCCTCACTCAATTGAGGTCATCATTCACGGCGGTGACGACATTGAGATTGCGGAAACAATCCTTAACCGTGCCCCGCTTGGAATTGACACGAACGGACTTCATGAAGTTTTTGTTACTGATAGCGAAGGCGTAGAGGAATTGGTTCGTTTTAACAGACCTGTGGAAATTCCCATACTGGTCAGAATTACTGTGTATGAGTACAAGGAAGAAAGCCTTCCTGGCGATATGGTCAACACGATTAAGAAGCTTGTTGCGGAAGCTGGAAACAGCTTTGGCATGGGCAAGGACGTTATTGCTCAGCGCTTTGTTGGTCCAATCTACAAGAATGTCAGCGGTATTGGTTACCTAATCGTCGAAGTTTCATGCGACGGCGGCAAGACATATACCCAGCGTGACATTCCCATCGACCGCGGTGAGGTTGCAACGTTCAGCGTTGACGACATTTCCGTGGCTATGGAGCTGTAAATGACCATTACAAAGAAAATGCTTGAACGGCTCCTGTGCCAGTTCGAGGATAGTCCTAACGTCAGGGCGGTACTCGAAATCGCAGGAGAAGAGTTTGAGTTTCACACGGAACTCAAACGTAAGATACGTACGGAGATTTGGCCTGATACTGCGGTAGGCAAGCAGCTTGATATGTGCGGTGAAGTCGCTGACATCTCACGAACAGTCGAAGGCTCATTGTCCGTTGACTACTTTGGTTTCCCTAACCACGGCAACAACAGTTTCGGCAAGGCAAGGTTTTATCGCTACGGCGAGCCTTATCTTGGCTCTGCAGTGTTGCAGGACAGCGAGTACAGGCTTGCGATAATGTCCAAGATTGCCAAGAACAATACGGACGGCGGTCGCCAAAGCACTATCGACAGCATTAAGCGCATGTTCGGTGTCAACAAGATTGTTGCAGTCAACGGCGGTAACGCAAAGATGCGTATCGGTATTGGCAGGTACGTGTCACCTAATGAGTTACAGTTAATCAATTCGCTTGACTTGATTATCCGTGGTGCTGGTATCGGTATTATTTACCTTTATTGGTTCGACAGTAACAACGGCTCATTCGGTTTCAGCCGGAACGGCAGGAACGTGGGGGGCTTTGCTCCCATGGGCAAGGGTGTCTTCGCCCGTGTACTTAGCATAGAAGGGAGCTTAATTTAATGGCAGCAGTTCAACAACCGGACTACGAGAAGATTTTTGCCAGCGGTTGTGCCGTAGGCGAAATTCTCAATATGCCGGACGAAAGCTATATTCGTGGCTGGGGCTATCTGAATGATAGCGAACCGCCACCGATGGAATTCTTTAACTACATCATGAACGGGTATGACCGCAAGCTGTATTTCCTCTTCATTGCAGGAAATATCCGAAGGGCGAATTATAAGTATTCCGTTGGTGAAGTAATCACTACTCCCAATCTTTCCAGTAAATACGTGCTTGTCTGCACTCAAGAAGGCACGTCTGACGTCAACGAGCCTGAATGGCCGAGCATAGCAACTAAGGAAGTCGTTGATGGTTCCTGCAAGTGGGAGGTAAGGGACAAGTTCAATGCTACTGCTCTTGACGGCAAGAATAGAGCATACTTTGAAACTTTGATTGACAACAACGCAAAGATTAAGAAAGTTACGTTTACTGACAGTGACGCAGTCTGGTCCGAATTCGAGGGTATGATGAGACTGTCAGTTAAGCGCAACGGCTATTCTTGTCTTGCGGCTTATAAGACCGATGATACAGGGCTTGAGGAGCAGGTAGTTATTGGTGTTAGCATGGATGCTGACAACATCTATATTGTTTCCGTTGCCAAGTTCAGCGGTTACCTCATTGCGATTGACTACACAAAAAATTAAATTCATCACGTGAAAATGCCTGCATTATGCAGGTTTTTTTATTTAAGCGAGGTGTTGGAATGATTGTATGTAGGGCACCCCCGCAATGATTATGGCCATCAATAAGTGCAAAGGAGCAAAGAATGTTTAGAGTTTCGAACAATGAAATCGAACTTATCCGCGGTGACAGCGCTGTAATTAACTTTACTTTGTTGGACGAGGGCGGAAAAGAAATCGACCTGCGGACTTTTGACGGCGAACTAGTCTTTACAGTAAAAGTTGGCCACTACGCAAAAAGGGCTACCATCGAGAAGGAGATTGTCAATGGCGTAATCATCATTGACCCGCTTGACACGGAGTGCTTGTCATTCGCCAAGTACCTATACAGCGTAATCTTGCGTATGCCAAACGGCTACACTGACACCGTGATTTCTTCACAGCCGTTCAATGTTGTGAAGGATGCGAACTCCTTTGGTTTTGGTTGCGGTTGTCGTGGTCAAGTTTCCTCTTGTGTGCCTGGTGGTACGAGCGGACTTGTCGGCAGAATCAGCACGGGCTTCGTCAAAGGCGATCCGGGCTTGAGCGCCTACGAAGTTGCCGTTATCCACGGCTTTAGAGGAACAGAGACTGAATGGCTTGCGAGCCTTCAAGGACAAACAGGCGCAGACGGTATGTCTGCATACGACATTGCTCTTGAACAAGGGTATGTCGGCACCGTCGAAGATTGGATGCTCTCCTTGCGAGGTGCAGATGGTAAAGATGGTGTTGACGGCAAGGACGGCGCTAATGGCGCTGATGGTAAGGATGGTAGGGACGGCGAGGACGGTCCTTCCGCTTACGACGTTGCCGTCGAATATGGGTACGAGGGTACTGTCGAACAGTGGCTCAAGGACCTGAAAGGTGAACCCGGTGCTGACGGCAAATCCGCTTACGAAGTCGCAGTAGAAGGTGGATTTGAAGGCACGATTGAGGAATGGCTCGCTTCCTTGAAAGTCGAGCCCGTCATTGCGGATATTTCCGACATTGACGCTTTGTTTGCTTAACTATTGAAAATTTATTATTAAAGGAGATTGAAACCATGCCTGAAATCAAATATGTAACTCTTGAACTGTTGTCCCGCTTTAAAACTAACGCTGACGCTCTGTACGCTACTAAAGATGATGTTAAAGCCGTACAAGACCAAATCGACGGCCTTACTGGTGGTGGCGTTGTAACCGGTATCAAAGGCTCTGCTGAAGCTGAATACCGCAAAGGCCAAGTAGAAATCAATGCTGCCAACATCGGTTTGGATAAAGTAGAAAACACCGCTGACGCAGAAAAAGTTGTTGCTGAAGCTGGCAAACTGACCACTGCTCAAAACATCTCCATCACCGGTGGTGCTACTGCAGCTGCTGTTGCATTCGACGGCACTAGCGAAGTTGCTCTGAACGTAACCGCATTGGACGCTTCCAAAATCACTGGCGTTATCTCCATTGACAACTTGCCGGCAGCTGCTCTCGAACGCTTGGTAGTAGTTGAAAACGAAGCAGCAATGCTCGCTTTGACTGCTGATGACGTTCAAGTAGGCGATTCCGTACAAATCGGCGACGGCTTGATGTACCGCGTAATCGATGCTTCCAAACTCGGCACTATGGAAGCATTTAAAGTTTACACCGCAGGCTCCGCAGCTTCCGTTCCTTGGGAAGGCGTAACCGGTAAACCGACCGAATTCACCGCAGCTGCTCACACCCACACCGCTTCTGAAATCACCGACTTCGAAGCTTCCGTGAAAGCAGTTAAAGTTGATGCTGCTGGCACTGCTGACAAAGTTGATTGGGACGGCGTACAAAACAAACCTGAATTTGCAGCTGTTGCAACTTCCGGTGCATACTCCGATTTGACTGGTGTTCCCACTAAAGTTTCCGATTTCGAAAACGACAAAAACTACATTGACGCAACCGCTACCGTAGCTGCTGCTGAAAAATTGACCACCAACGCTGGTGCTTCCAACAAACCGGTATACTTTGACAATGGCGTACCTGTTGAATGTGGCTTCACTGTTGAAGCTTCCGTACCGGCTGACGCAAAATTCACCGATACCACCTACGGCGAAGCTACTAGCGAAGCTCCTGGCTTGATGTCTCCCGAAGAAAAAGTTAAACTGGCTAGCCTTGTTGCTGCTTCCGAAGCTGACATTGACGCATTGTTCGCTTAATCGCTGACTAATAATATAGAGGGCTGGGCTCTTGCCCAACCCTCTTTATTTTTTGAAAGGAGATTAAGATGGATAAGATTGATGATGTTATCACAATTCCGTTGTTGGGTAGGTTTTGGAACAAGGTCAAAGCTTTTGTATTAGGCGAACTTGAAGAAAAAGCTAATGATGGTGACTTGACGGCTCACGTTGACGACAAGGAAAATCCACACGGTGTCACCAAAGCTCAGCTTGGCTTGGACAAGGTCAATAATACTGCTGACAGTGCCAAGACGGTTAAGCATGCTGGTACTGCTGATAGTGCTACCAAAGCAACACAAGATGCTAACGGCAATGTAATTACCGATACTTATGCCACAAAACAAGAACTGGCTTCTGTCGGTATCAGCATAGATGTTGAGACATTTACTGCTTCTGATTCAAGATGGGGGAATGCTGTAGACGGCTTCTATCCTCTTACCATCGCGACAGACAAATGTTGCCTCGGTGTTTATGAACAAAACGAAAACGATTATGTCAAGGTTGAGGTTGGTATCACCATGAGCGGTACCAATACAATTTTACATGCTCCTGCAAAATTCGCAGGAAGAGCCTTATTCATTTGATATGGATAGGGCTTTTATTATTTTGAAAGAAGGTCGAACAGATGGCGTTAGAAAGAATTTCAAACACACCTACGATTCCCGAAATAATTAATTTTTTAAATGAACTAGTTGACGAGCTTGGTAACAAACTTGATTCCGATGGGCAAGCTTTAGATAGTTTGAAACTGAATGGCAAAGAAGCTTCTTATTATGCGTTAGCTTCTGATTTGGATGATAAACTTGACGTTTCTGGAACTGCAGCTGACAGCTCTAAACTTGGTGGTATTGATGCAGAATTATTTGCTAAGCTTGCTTCTCCAGCGTTTTCAGGCACTCCTACTGCTCCGACCGCAGCGTCTACTACCAATAACACCCAAATTGCGACTACTGCGTTCGTAAAAAGCCTTGTAGGTGCTGCTAACAATGGTGGCATTATTGCTGCTTCCTTGGCGCAAAACGGATATGTAAAATTTGCGAATGGATTAATTCTGCAATGGGGATATACTACTGGCAAAACAGCAAGTCAAACTCGTTATGCTACAG